TGGCGAACCTGATCTACCGCAAGAACGTGGCGCGACTTTCCGCGCAGCCTTACACGCTGCGCGTGAGCGGAGGCCAAGATCCGAGTGTTGGCGCCAGACTGAGTGCGTTGCTCTCGAAGCAGTACGACAACTCGCAGGAGCAGCCCGAAGATCAGCGGGTCAGGATGGCCGCGGAAGCGCTCGGCATCGGCATCTCGAAAATCTACTGGGACTTCATCTCGCGCACGATGGTGTTCAGGAAGGCGATCCTGAAAGAAGGCAAAGTCGTCTACCGCGACCGAGCCTCGATGATGCGCGCCCGGAAAGCTCCCGACGCCGAGATTCAGCAGGCCGTCGAAGAGCACAGCGCGAACATGACGGACGAGGAAGTGCAGGAGTTCATGGGCAAGAGCGGGACGGAGTTGACGGTCCCCGAAGAGATCAAGAAGTACGAAGGCCCGCGCGTGATGTGCTGCTTCCCCGGAGACGTGTTCTGGGAGCCGTTCGCCAAGACCCTGTTTCAATCTTCGTTCGCGATTCACAGCTACCGCGAGTCCGACCTCTGGCTGAAGAAGATGCTCGGGCTAAAGTACAAAGACCCGGAGACGGGCGAAGATACGCCGGCGTTCGATCCCGAAGCGGTTGCGAATCTGATGCGTCTTGATCCTGAGCCGGTCGTCGTCAAGGGCGAGTTCCAGGAGTTGAAAGATTTGTTCCGTACCGCCGTCGGGAAGCAGGATCAGGTGATGTATCAGTTCCCGCGGAACCTACGCGTGCGGAAGCTGTACGACATCCTCGAAGAGCACAAGCAGGACGATGACGGACGGATGTGGATCACCTGGGTGAACGAGAACTACCGCGATAAGGTGCTGGGGAAGATGCCGTACCCGGTAAACTTCTACGGGCACACGTCGTTCACCGACGAAGTTCCGCTGCCTGACCTGATCGACGCGATCGGGGATTCCACTCCCCGCCTGCTGCGCTACATGTTCTCGATGTTCAACCTGCAGATGGCGCAGAACTTCGACTACATCACGAACCTGATCCGCGTAACGTTCCTCGCAAAGACTGGAGTCGAGTTCGACACCGACCGCCTGTTGAGCGGGTTCTTCAACGTGCTCAGAACGTCGGACTTGAACGGCTGCAAGTTCGTGGAGCGTCCGCCTCTGCCGCCCGGAGCGATGGAGCGCGGTGCGCTGCTGATGCAGTTGATCGGGATGTTCGAGCCGTCGTTGAACCTGACGACGGAAGGAACGGAAGCGAACCCGCAGGCCGGTAAAACGGCGACAACTGCGGTTCTGGCAGCGAAGGCTGCGGACGTGCTGCTGGCGATGAAGATGGACGGTCGGAACCTGTATCTTCGTCAGCTTGGCATGAAGAAAATCTGGATGAATCAGCAGATGGCTGACCTCGACCAGCCGTGGAGCGTGGAGTCCAAGTATTTCACTTCTCCGCTGCAATCGCTGCTGAAGACTCAGGACAAAGCCCAGCAGGTTCCCTGGATCATGACAGATCAGACCGGGAAGATCAGCAGCGTGAAGCTCGACCCGAACGAGATACAGCAGGACTTCGACGTTGAGCCGGACGCCGGTTCGTACATGGCGGTGAACGACGACCTGAAGCGTCAGGCGGCCGCGCAGCTCGGTCAGATCGCGATGCAGGCGCCGGGGATTCTCGATCCTCAGAAAGTGATGATGAACTTGCTGAAGACGATTCCGAACCTCGACGGCGAGCCGGAGTCGTACTTCCTGCCACCTCCTGATCCTTCGGCTCCGCCTCAGCCGCAGAAGTACAACGTGACGGCTTCGATCTCGATCCCGCTCGACAAGATGGAGCCCGAGATTCAGCAGTACATGCTGACGAAGTACCTCGGCGCTCCCGAGATGCCTGGGCTGGAAGATCAAAGCCAGTTGAACCTCGTGGGTAGGGTTAGCGAAGCGGCTAATCATGCGGACAACCTGCTTTCGCCTTCAGCGGCATCACAGCCGCAGAACGGGAACAAGACGCCCGTAGGAATAGCGGAGAGCACGGCCGGATGACGGACAACCAGAGGCTCGTGCTGTCGAACTGGCTCGCTCGGGATAACGACCTGAGGGAATCGGTCGAGGAATTCTTGAACGCGAAGGCAGCGTACTGCGAGAAGCAGACGGCCGACTACATGCGCACGGTCCCGCGCAGCCTGGAAATCGCTTCGGACTACGCCTCGAAGGCGGAAGTGTACCGCGAGTTCTGGAAAGAGTTGGAAAGATGGGCAGCAACAAATTGAAGGAGGCTTCTCGATGATCAAAAAGGGTGAATTGGAACACATCAGGGTCGAGCCGACGGAGAACGGCGGCGCGGTCACGCACGTTCACAAAAAGATGTCGAGCGGACGGGGGAAAAACGCAGGACCGTGGCTGCAGGACGACCGCATCGAACATTATTCGCACAAGACCCACGAGGAAGCGGGGCGCCACGTCACCGCCGTCCTGAAGGCTCACCACGGAGCCTCGAAGAACAGCGAGCAGGGGGCGAAATTTGAGTCTCCTGGCCCGAAGGCGGGTAAGAAGGAGAACGCCGAGCAGGGCGAAAGCGCTGAGTACGGCGCAGCCGAGCAGTAAACCAGAGTTTCTGCCGGAACCACACCGGCCGATTGAGGAGCCTTTATGATCACGGAATCACAAGCCGCGCCGAGCGGAACCACACCGTCTGACGGCGCAGCGCAGAGCGGAACCACACCCTCTGTCCCGCAAGAATTCTCATCGTTTCTCGGCGTTGAACCCGAGACCTTGCCTTCTCTCCAGCCCGAACAGAAACCGGAACCCACGGGCGCGGAAGCCGAACCACAGGCGGAAGCAGGAGCCGAGGCTGAGGTCGAAGAACAACCCGCAGAAGCGGAAGCCGGAGCACAGGCGGAAGAGCTACCTGCGTTGGAGGAAACGGACGACGACTGGCTGCTGACCACAGAACAGAAGAAGGAGTTTCCCGACGATCAGTTGGCGGAGTACGCGAGGCGCCGAGGCTACAACTGGGAGCAGATTCAAGGCGACAAGAGCCTGAAGCGGCTGCTCCAAGACAAGCTCAACAGCGACATCCTGATCGCGCAACAGCGGCAGGCCGAGGCGGACGAGGGCTTCTTCGGAACGGGAGAAGAACAGCAACTTCCGGAAGAAGAAGCCGCAGCGGAAGCCGAGCCTGCTCCACAAGTCGATCCCCGGCAGGAGTATTACGCGGGAGTCGACAGACTCGTTCAGCAGTACGACCAGAGTACGTTGAAGGAAATGGGCAACGGATTGCTGAACGCTATGGGCGTGAAAACGGACGACAAGTTCATCGGAGACTTGACGCGAAGGCTCGAAGACCCGAATCTTCCTCCGCAAACGCGGGCGGAGATTCAGCAGCACGTGGCCTTGGCGCGAAGCTCGGAGAAGATCGGTCAGACGCTGGCGCGCTATGGAACTGATCTGACGTTGACGCTGCTTCGCTCGCCCGAGATCATTCAGCAGGCGATCGAAACGGTCGCTCCCGGAATGCTCGGAGCGTTTCAGGAAGCTCAGTCGATGCGGACCTGCGCGCAAGCGTGGGCGCAAGTCCGGGGAAGGCAAGACCAGCAGGGAAGGCAGGTGTACGAGAACCTTCCAGCCTACGGGACGCCCGAGTTCAGGGCGCTGGTCTACAAGGCGGAGCGGCAGCTTGGGCTCGGGAAAGACGAACTCGGGTCGATGACTTTCCGCGACGCCTACGGGAACCCTCTCCCTGCGGATCAGAACGCTTTGCGCGGATACGCCTTGGTCGCGCGGGTGGCGAGCGGACAGAAAGTGACTCCGCGAGCGGTGACGCAGGCCGTGCAGGCAGGGCGCCGTCAGGAACAAACGCAGCAGCAGAGGCGCGCCGCGGGGCGCGCGTTGGGGGCCGGTGCAACGAGCCGCCAGTTCGAACAGCCCGCTCAGGAAGACGCGGTGGGATCGGCATTGCGACAAGCGATCCTGGACCAGAACGAGTCAGGCCGCATCTTGCCGAAGGGGATGTGAAGGACTGAAGGCGGCGGAGGGCACAAACCTTGGCTGAACAAAACATAAGAACATTCGCCGACTACGCGACCGAAGGTTCTTCGGTCCGCGACGTGAGCGTCGACATGCTCCTGCTGGAGCCTGACCGAACGCCGCTCTACGTCTTGACGAACAACATGAAGCGGAAGAAGTCCGTCTACAACCCGACGATTGAATGGCCCGAGGATCAGGATTTGCCAATGCTCGGGACCGTATCGAACGGCACGACGAACCTCTCTTCCGCCGCGACGAACATCCCGGTGCAGGACGTGACGATCTTCGGAGTGAACGACGTGGTGCAGATTCCCACCTTCGGCTTGACGACGGTAGGGACCGGCATCGAGGAACTCGCTCTGATCACCACGGTCACGATCGGCGGTGGAACGCCTTCGACGGTTTCGTACCAGTTGGGCGCGGTCGCCGGAACGATCACCGTCACGCGCGGCTTCGCCGGCACGACTCCAGGATCCGTGGGAGCAACGCAAGCGATCCGCATCGTGGCCACGGCGGCGCAGGAAGGATCGGCCATCCAGACGCCTCGCTCTCCGTACCTCAACCTGAAGACGAGCTACGCGCAGACGTTTGAAACGCCGATCCAGATCACGCTGCAAGCGGCCTCGACCCGTCAGTACTACGACAGGAACGAGCGGGCAAGACTGCAAATGCTCGCCATGCGCCGCGCGAAGCTGGAACTGGAGGATGCCGGAATCTTCGGCGTTGCCTCTTCGAGCGTCAGCGGCACGTCGACGAGGCTGACCTCGATGGGCATCCGCTCGATCATCTCGCCGTTCGTCACCGACATGGGCACGACGGCGACCTATCTCTCGTTCCTGACCGCGAACGAGTTCACGTTCCGTTACGGCTCGCCGCAGAAGCTGCTGATCGCGTCTCCGCTGTTCAAGACCGCTCTTGACTACTGGGCCGCGAACAAGCAGTTGGTGAAACCGGACATCGACCTCTTCGGCGTCTCGCTGAAGAAGTTCATCACGTCGAACGGCACGTGGCTCCTGGCGAACAACTTCAACTTCGGAGATTTCGGCGCGTCGACGAACTACTCGTTCGAGGCTCTGGGCATCGATCTTCCGTCGATCGAGTTCTGCCCGCTGTCCGAGAACGGGTTCAACAACGACACGCACCTGATCACGAACTACAACACGACGAACCCGAAGATCATCTACGATCTCGTGCTGACGATCGCGGGTTGGCGTTGTAGGCACCCTGCGAGACACGCCCGTTTTACAAATTTGCAGGCGTTCTCGTAAAACCTGAGACCGTGGGCGCTTTTCGGGGGGAAGGGTGCCCACGGAGTTTTCAAGGAGAGAACATGCACACGGCACCGGAAGAGTACAAAGCGAAATGTGAAGTATGCAAGGAAGCCGTCGCGTACGACGAGTCGAAGGACTGGGCGAAATGCACGCGCCTTCCAGGCCATCACCGCGTCGAGGAGAAAACCTATTACCATCTCGGCGGATCTCACCTGGCGAACCTGATCGACCGACGCGGATGGTCTCCGATGGTCATCCTGCGCGCCGGAACGGACATCGTCATCAACCGGGGGACGGGCGAGAAGGCGATCTCTCCGACGCTGAAGGTCATCTTCATGATGCAGAAGGTGACGACGAGCGATCCGGAGATTCAACTGCTTCTGGAGATGAAGGGCGACCGCGACATCGTCTGGGGGAAAGAAGGCGAGGAGCAGTGGATGAAAACCTACTTCACGCCCGACCAGCAGGCCGCGAGGAAGCGCGCGGAACTCGAAGCGCTCGACCGCAAGATCACGGAGCAGAACGCTCTGCTGGCCGAAACGCAACAGAGGACGCAGAAGCAGGCGGCGAGGACGTAGATGATCTGCCGGGGATGCGGCGCGGAAGCTCGGCGCACGGTGACTGTGCTCGACGCCCGCGCCGACGTGCTGAAGGAATCCTGCGAGCATTGCGACCCGCAGCACGAGCGTTTCCGCGATCCTTCCGACCGGCGTCTTTGGGACAGCTACGAGGTCGAGCCTGACCGCTACTATCCCAAAGACTCGAACGGAGTCGCCCGGGCGAAGGACGAACTCGTGCAGGACACGCTCGACGGGCTGAACAACAACGGGAAGTCCGACGACGAGTGGATGATCGCGAAACGCAAGAACCGCAGGACCGAACCGCTCTCGCCCGAGGAGATCAGGGCGACAGAAAACTTCGTGCGCGAGCATTTGATCCCGCAGATCGAGCGGGCGAAACTGAACGAGCAGTACCAGCACCAGGAATGACTCAGAAGTCCGACCATTTCGCCGACCTCGTCAGCGCTGAGTTGAAGCGCGTCAAGGACTTGAACCCTCTCGACGTGCTTCATCACCAGAAGAAACTGGAGAAGATGTTCAACACTGCCGAAGGCCAAGAGGCTTTCCGCAGGGTCACCGGCTTGCGCGATGCGACGTTCGTAAACCACGATCTTTCGCCGCAGCAGAAACTTCCCATCGTTGCTCTGCTGATGCCTTCCTACAAGCGTCCGGCTCCGCAATGCTGGGCTGCTCTGCAGCAGATGATCGCGGCCAGTCAAGGGCATTGCCAGTTGTACATGGAGCCTACGATTCAGCAGTCCATCGTTCACTGGACAAGGAACTATGCCGTCAGCAGTCTGATCAAGACAGGGAAGCCGTGGGATTACATTCTGTTCATGGACGACGACATGGTTCCACAACCCGACACGCTGATCAAGTTGCTGGCCCACAAGAAAGACGTGGTGGCGGCCGCCTGTACTGTTCGCGTCGACCCTCCGGTACCGAATTTCCGCGTCTATGATCCGGACGAGCAGGTTTTCTTCACTTGCATGGAATGGGACCGGGAAGGTTTGGTTGGCGGGAAAGAGTTTGGCGGCGGCACTGGCGTGATCCTGCTTTCGCGGGAAGCGATGACCCGCGTTGGCGAGTATTACATCAACTGCAAGTACGAGCAGAAGTATTACGGCTTTTCAGGTGAAGCTCTCGACAAACTCCAGACCCGCAGGCAGGGTGAAGCGCGGAAGACGAACGACTTCTGGTGGTTCGAGTTCCTGAAGCAACCACAAGGCCGAGGAGAGTTCGGAGAGGATATTTCCTTCTGCTTCAAATGCATCGAGCTGGGCATTCCGGTGTTCGTCGACACGACGGTCACACCCGGCCACGTCGGTGACTACGCATACTCTCTCGCGGACTTCTATGACTACCGCGACGTTCTGCTGGAGCGGGACAAGCGCAGCGCGGAAGGCACTCATCAGGCAGCGATGCGGGAAGCAAAATACACGGCGAAGATCAGCATCCTGTTCCCCACGCGCAACCGTCTCGGAAACGTCGCCCGCCTGCTTGAATCCCTGAAGGCAACGTCTTTCCGCCTGCCGGAAGTCGTGCTGTACATAGACGAGGATGACAACTCCTATCAGGCGCTGTACGCCGACAGTCCGGAGAACGTGAAGTTCGTTCGCGGTCCAAGGAAGACGCTCTCTGAATGCTGGAATGATTGCGTGAAGGTGGCGTCGGGCGAGATTCTGATGGCTGGAGGAGATGACCTGATCTTCAGGACGAACGGGTGGGACGAGATCGTCGCGAAGTGCTTCGAGAACCACGCTGATAAGCTGATTCTCGTTCATGGCAACGATGGCTATTGGAAAGAGAAGTTCGGCACGCATCCATTCCTTCACCGCCAGTGGGTGGAAGCGGTGGGCTATTTCTTCCCGCCGTATTTCTCTTCCGACTTCAACGACACATGGCTGAACGAGGTCGCGAACGAGCTTGGGCGTCGAGTCTACCTGCCGTTCCTCACGGAACACATGCACCCGCTATGGGGCAAAGCCGATTGGGACGAGACGCACAAAGAACGCCTTGCTCGGCACGACCGGGACAAAGTCGAGGAGCTGTACAAGTCTCTCGCCCCGCGCCGTGCCGAGGACGTTCAGAAATTACGGCAGGCGATTGAGGCGAAGAGAATCGCACTGGTTGGATAAATGTCAGTCCTAGAACAACGGCTCCCTTGGAATTTCATCCCCGCCGATGGCATCGGGTATGTGAATAGCGAAGACTTCCTGACTTGGCCGGACGGTGTCGTGCTGCACTTTATCCGAACATTTGAGACGCATAGATATCAGAGTTGGCGAAACTTCAATAATCTCTGGCGCTCAACTCTGGGGCTAGACAGCACACATGGTAAGCGCGTGAAAGACTTCGGATGTGGATTCGGGATCGAAGCTCTGCAATTTGCCAAGAGCGGGAACGAAGTCCTCTTGTCCGATATTTTCCCTTCTAACGTGCAGGCGGCAGAACGAGTGCTTAGGCTCTCTGGTTACACACCTGCCCCTGATGGTCCGGTGGATGTGTTCTATTCCAATGGGGTACTTCATCACTCGCCGCAGATGCGAGAACTTCTAGAGAAAGAAGTCGCCAACTTAAATCCAGGAGGAGAAGTCAGATTGTTGCTCTATTCTGACCGGGCATGGATTCTTACGACAGCAACCAGAGTTCCGCCTATCGAGGACGATGTCTAAACACATCCTGCCTTCAGGCAATTCGTCGCGCAGATGGATGATGTCGGAGAGTACGCGGACTGGTACAGCCGCGAGAAACTGGAATACCGAGTTAAAGATTTACTGACAGTGAAAGAGTTCAATTACATCACGCTGGACGGACGCTATGCCACGGCTATTCTGGAGCCTGTCTAGTGGCTAAGGTCTGCCTGCTCGACTCCCCCAGCTGGCTGCTTTTCAACCCGCTCAGCTTCCTCCACCTCGGGGCGCTCTATTTGGCCGGTTCGTTGCGCGAAGCAGGCCACGACGTTCGCGTGCTCGACTGCCACCAGATCACGAGCTGGAACCGAGAGAAGAAAGAACTCATCATCCACCACGAGATGCTGGAGCCGTGCGACGTTCTCGGCGTCTCCGCGACGACGGCAAACGTGCATTGGGGAAAGCAGTTGGCGAAGGCGTGGCCCGCGAAAGTGAAAGTTCTCGGCGGATCTCACGCGTCCTACATCGTCAACGGACCACATCAGCAGTTCAAGCGGGCAAGCTACTTCGACGGATTCGACTTCCTGATGGTGAACGAGTCGGAGCATTCCTTCGCGGAGTTCTGCGGCCGCTGGGACCGAGGCGACGTTTCCGGGACTCCGAACCTGTGCTGGTTCAACGCGCTCGGGATGCTTCAGCAAAACCCTTGCTCGCCGCTTCCTGACGTGAATGCTCTGCCCGGTCCTGCGTTCGATCTGTGGCCGACGCCATTCTATCGCGGAAGGTTCACGACGAAGGATTACGACGGGCAAGGCGGACAGGGGATGACGGCGCAGTTGTTCTCGGCCCGCGGGTGTCCTTACGGATGCAGGTTCTGCGCCGACGCGCGGACGAAGATCAGGGAAGAAAGTTTCGAGCAGATCGAGAAGCAGGCAAAACAACTGGCATCTCTCGGAGTTTCTTGCCTTCGCATCTACGACGACGTGTTCACGATCAAAGCGGACCGCTGCCGCAGGATCGCCGACATCCTAGCGGACTACGGCATCTGGTTCCGGGGCAACACTCGCGTGAACTTGACTGACCGCAGCTTGTTCGAATATCTCGCCAGCAAGGGATGCGTCGAGATGGGGTTCGGCGTCGAGCATGGTTCGGCCCGGATGCTGAAGGCGATGGACAAGGGCACGACGCCGGAGAAGAACACGGAAGGCGTCAAGATGTGCCAGGACGCGGGCATGATCGCGAAGGCTTATCTCATGGCTGGATTTCCGGGTGAGACGCTGGAGTCGCTCGACGAACTGGAGGCATGGATGCTTAATGCGCGTCCGGACGCGGTTAGTTGGAACTTGTTCCAGCCGTATCCAGGATCGGACGTTTGGATTCATCCTGAGCGCTATGGAGTGACTCTGCCGCCGAACGCTTTCGAGAAGTTCTGGCAGACCGGAGACGAAGTGACGGAAGAGTCTGTCTATCTTGATCTGCCGACGATAGGAAAAGCGGATTTAGTGCGGCGCTTCGGAGAGATCGCTCGCGTGATCGACACGGAAATTCAGCACAGAGATCGTTCGATGGTGATGGCGTGAAGGAGGGCGAATGCGCGTAGGTTTCGTGGGATGTGGAAAGTTGGGACTTATGGTCGCTCTTGCCACGGAGAGCAAAGGCCACGAAGTCAAGGGTTACGACATCGATCCGAAGATCGCGGGGTACCTCAAGAACCGTGAGATTCCGTTCGAGGAAGAACATTCGTCGGAGCTTCTGGCGAAGACGCAGATGGAGATGGTTCCGCTGAACGTGCTTTGCCGCTGGGCTGACCTTCTGTTCCTCGCCCCGCAAACTCCGCACCAGCCGAAGTTCGAGGGCGCCACGCCGCTACCCGAAGACCGCGCCGATTTCGACTACAAATACCTCGTCGATTGCGTCAAGGCCGTCGACCTGGCTCTGAACGGAACGACGGCGAAGACGTGCGCCATCATCAGCACCGTGCTTCCGGGGACGCTGGAGCGGGAAGTCCTGCCGTTGCTGAAGTCGCGGTTCCGGCTCGTCTACACGCCGCAGTTCATCGCGATGGGAACGGTGTATCACGATTTCCTCAATCCCGACCTCGTGCTCGTCGGAGTTCACGATGCTTACGCATTGGAAGTCATCACGAAGTTTTACGAGTCGATGGGCGTGACGAACAAGCTGTTCGTCACCGACCTGAAGACGGCGGAAGGCATCAAGGTTCTCTACAACACGTTCATCACGACGAAGACCGTGCTGGCGAACCTCTACGGCGAGATGGCGGAGCGGCTCGGCATGAACGTCGAGCACATCTACAAGGCATTGACTTCGGCGACGGGACGGCTGATCTCACCGCTGTACCTGAAGGCGGGCATGGGTGACGGTGGAGGTTGTCATCCTCGCGACAATATCGCGCTCTCATGGGTCGCCCGCCAGCATAATCTTTCGTTTGACTTCTTCACTGCTCTGATGACGGCACGGGAGAAACACTGTGAGTGGCTCGCCGATCTGATCTCGGCGGAAGTCGAAGATCAACTCGACCGCGAAGGCCGTCATCTCCCGGTCGTGATCCTCGGGCGCGCGTTCAAGCCGGAGACGAACATCGAGACCGGAAGCCCAGCTCTGCTGCTCTCGTCGATCCTGAAGCGCCGCGGCATCGCGCACGGATGCTTCGATAATTACATCCCTCGGCATCCGGGAATCTACTTCATCGGAACGCAGCACGAGCGCTACAAGCACATAAATTTCCCTCCCGGTTCCGTCGTGATCGATCCGTTTCGTTACATCGAGCCGCAGGTCGGAGTCATTCTCAGAAGCATAGGATCGGCTCGGGAAACCGTTCGGGAAGAGGCGGTGGTGAATGGCTAGCGGCCAAGGTTTCGGCGGATTCTCGAAGCAGCAGATGATCCAGGTCGCGAACCTGCGCACGGAACAGCGCGCGAAGACTCTCGATCAGGACAGCGAGTTCTACACCGCGCTGCAAGAGCTTTGCCTAGAACGGAGATGGTGGTGGCGTCGCAGGATCGGAACGTTCCAGATGACTGCCGGAACGTCGAAGTACAACTTGAGCAGCATTCAGGACCAGGCCGGGCAGGCCCTCACGGACGTGCAGCAGATCGCGAAGAACGGCTTCAAGATTTATTATCCCGGAAACGTCGTCTCGGGAGCATCGCAGATTCCCTCGCCGTGGAACAACGTGCCGTACGCGAAGCCGGAGCCGGTCTTCGATCCCGACGTTCAGGACGAGATCCTCGCGCTGCAAAATCAATACCCTCCGGCAACGCCAGTGAGGTTCTTCCTGATTCCCGGCGAGACGATGCTGCTGATCGTCGATCCGATCCCGGACCAGAGCTATCCCTGCTCGCTCGCTTATTGGGCCGTCCCGAACTACACTTCGGATGATTCCGACGAGACCGTGCCGCTGCTACCGAACTGGATGCAGCCTGCGCTGATCAAGAAGCTGGAGATGCACTTCTGGGCGTTCAAGGTCAACCAGGGCGACACGTCGAAATATGAGATTGCTGAGGCGGAATACGAGAAACTGATCGAGAAGGCTTCCTTGTACACGCAGTTCGCCGACGGCTTCGTCGAGGAGTTCAAGAACAAGGACTGGAACGACTCCATCCGCAGCACAGGCGGCGGAGGGTTCGGCGGCGGAGGGTATCTGTAAATGCCGTTGAAGCCTGTAGACAGTTACGTCAGCGGAGGCGTGGATTCGCGCTCGAACCCGATCAACATGCCTCCGGATTCGTACCTGCTGCTCGAAAACTTCTGGCCGCAGCAGGACGGAAGCCTCCGGTTGCGCGACGGCTACGTTCTGTTCGCCGAAGGAGTTCCGGACGTTTCCGTATACTCGATCCAGCCGTTCACCGGCCCCGGTCCTGCGTACGCTCCGCTCGTCATGTTCTGGCAGAACATGGTGCCCTACGTCGTTGATCCCTCGACGGGAGAAATGACGAGCCCATCAGTTCTAGGAACTCCGATCCAGTCTTCCGCAAGGTTCTGCTATTTCTATACCGACGGACATCTGCACGCCTTCAACGGAACGGACGCGAAGTGGTACGACGGCTACGTCTGGCGGGACATCGGACTTCCCCAGCCGGACCTTGACTCCGCGGCGAACATTACAATCGTCGAGTCGGTGAACGAGTTCAGCGCGACGCAGGCTGCAGCGGTGACGTTGACGCTCGCTGGGGGAGGGTCGTTCCCGGCAGACGCGATAGGTCGGTACTTCTATGCAGCTTTCTACGACAAGAACGCGCATGAGATAGGACCGGCGACGATAGCGCTCGGGCCGAACGACGGATTCGTGCAGTTCGCGCTGAACAACGAACTCCAGATCGCCGGGTTGCCCTCGACCGCCTCGACGAATCCTTCATGGGTGAAGCTGCCCGCATTGACGCCGGACGGAGGAGACATAGCGAACTTTGTCGTCACATCTACGAAGGTGATCACCGCAGGAACGCTCGGGTCTGCTGGAACTGTGACGCTGACGGAATCTTCCGCTTCCACCAGCGGCGGGGTGTTCTCCAGTCCTTCGTTCAACGTCGCGCTTTCCGCCGCAAATCTCAATTCTGGTCCAGCCACGGCTACGGTGAGCGGAGCGGAGCAAACAATTCCCGGGTCTGGCGCCGTCTATCAGAACACGACGGTCACGGTCACCGGGGTTGAGCGGTCGATGGAAGTTCCGATCACCGGCGGAAGTTACAAGCTGGTGTATGACGGCGGAACGCTGACGATCAAAATCACCAGCAACCAGGGTTACAACAAATCGTTCCAAACTGGCTACGCAGCGCCGTCGACAGACGCAACGATAGCCACTGCGCTCGCTTCCGTGATCAACGCGCCCGGTCTCGGCGGAGGCGGGAACGTACTGAAGGCCACGGCCTCGGGTTCGACGGTTCTGATCACCTTGGGGGCTGGAGCGGGAGAGGCCACATACACGATCTCCGTCTCCATGATTTCGACCTCTCCGTACTTCGCCGGAGTTTCTTCTTTCAATCTGTCTTTCAACAACCTGAACTTCGGCGACTTGACGGTGTACGACACCGGGACCGTGACGGTGAAGGTGGCGGGAGTCGCCGCGGTCGCCGATTACGGAGCCGGAGACACGCCTTCGACGGTCGCAGTGAAGCTCGCGGCGGCGATCAATTCCCTGCCCAACCCCGTGGCCACCGCGTCATCCTCCGGGGCGGTCGTGACGATCAGTTCCGCGACTACAGGCGTCTACACGATCTTAACCGCAGCGGCCCATGGATTCTCCGTCGGCGACGTCATCGGATTGTCGAACACTGGTAACGCTGCGTACGAAGGGCAGATTTTCACGATCGTGGCGGTGACGACGAACACGTTCACGATCTTCGTTCCAAACGCTCTGAACGCGATACAGCAAGGCACAGCCCAGAAACTTCTGGCCATAGCCGACAGCGCGACGAGCGGAACGATCGCGGCTCCGAACTTCTTCACTCCTTACGAAGTGAATCTTCCGAGAGGAATCGCGGCGTCGAGCGTGGGAGGTCCGCAGCCCGGATACCAGTTCTATCTCTCGCTCTACATGATGAACGCGGGAGGGCACGTCGGGAACCGCGTGGCGATCGGCCCGAGGATCGCGCCCGCGGTCAGAACGAACGTCAGAATCCTCGGGGCGATTCCCGTCACGGAGAACGAACAATATCTTCTCGTCGGAAGGACGGGAGATGGAGCGGAAGTCCCTTACGCTTTGATCGACGACAACGGGAACTGGATCACGGAAGTCGGGACGTTCGGGGACTGGCTGATCACGTCCGCGCAGATCGACGGGAATTCCGAGTTGCCTTACCGGAACTTTCCTCCTCCGGGGACGCTGGATTACAACCAGCAACTCGCGAACCTGGCAGGAGGCGCCGCGCAGAATCCTCCTCTGCCTAGCACGTTCTCGATTGCTTGGGTCGAGAGCGATCACTGCTGCGGGGTGATAGCCGGAGGGCCGACGATCTACCGCAGCGGATCAGCACTTGATATGAGAGAAGGGCAGTTCGTCGGTCTACCTGAACAGAGTTGGGATCCAGCCGACATCGAGACTTTTCCGACGGGCGAGCCGATCACTTGCGGGCAAGGTTACCAGCAGGAATCGTGGGTCTACACGGCGGAAGACTGCGCGGTGCTCGTCGAGTTGGCCGGCGAACTGAGCTGGGAAGGTCCGTGGAACATCGGGGCGTGCGGGCAGTACGCTTGGACGCGAGGCTGGAAGAACCTTCCGTTCTGGATCAGCCAGGAGAAGCAGCTCGTCACCGTCTCGCTCGGAGGGACGACTCAGGTCGGCGGCACGTACACGGCGGATCAGGCAGGGCCAGTGGCGATTTCCGACGAGTACGAAGCCGCACTCCTCTCGCAGATCGGTGACGCTTACTTGTCGCAGGTCGAACTCGCTTACATTCGCATCCCCCAGAAGCGGGTCGAAGTGTTGCGGATCAGCTGCCTCGACGCGAACGGGAATCCGTTCACCGTCATCCACGACTTCAACCTGAGGGGCGGAGACGCTCCTTACGGGAAAGCCTATCAGGAGATTTTCCTCGGCCCGCTTTCGGCTGTTTACACGCAGCAGTTCGTCAGGGACGGGAACAACAAGGGACAAATCTTCTGCGGCGGATACGATGGAAACATTTATGAACTGTATAGCGGCGGAAACGACGATGGAACGGAGTTCCTCGCGCAGAGCCTGAAGCTCGTTTACCTCGGCCCGGAACGTTACGGTGCGAACTGGCTTGAGTGGTGGGGCGACGGCACGGTTCAGTTCTACGTCGCGAAGAAACTCGACACGCCGTTCGGAACCGGACAGATGGTTCCGCTGTGCAGCGAAGAACCGATGCTCGTTCAAGGCGAGGCGGACGACAATCACTGGCAAGTTCCGATTCCCGAGCCCGAGATGGTTCACTGCTACTTGTTGACGCAGTTGGAGTCCCATTCCGCGGATGGGAACACGAACTTGAACGTTCCGCCCCACATGCCCCTCGAAACCTATGGGAGAATCTGGCTGGCGAGCCCGCTGATCGGGGATCAGAGAGAGAAATGAAGTCGATGCTGAGGACGTTGTCGATCGGCAACCCGACGGAACACTTGATCGACAAGATCAGGGTGGCGAGCCATTTCAGGACGCGCGGAACGCCTTCGCTCCCGCAATCTCCGCGCGACGTTTTCGTGCAGAGCGCGGCCGGAGGCGTTCTCGTCACCTGGAAGCTCCCGGCGTTGCACGAGAACATCGCCGGCTGGCGCGTCTACGTCAACACGGAATCGAACCTCGCGCTGCAGATCAGGGACAAGGGAACCCGGCAGGCTTTCGTCCCCCTCGGATCGTCGACCACGGTCCCGGTCGTCAACGTGATGATTTCTTCCTTCACCACTCTTGGCCGGGAAAGCGCGAAGGTCGTCCAGCAAGGTTCCCCGGCGCCTTCTTCGGCGACGACGATCGTTCCATCGGTTCCGCCGGGATACGACGTTGAGTCGGCGGGCGGAGCAAACCGGAATCTGATCGAGTTCAACGGGAGTTCTCAATACCTGAGATGATCAGAACCTTCGCGCTCGATTTCGACCGTTCGAACGGATACGCGATGCCCACGGCGAACTGCCGCGAGCTTCACAAGCTGGCCGTCGAGTTCGGGGAGAAGGAACTCGCGGTCGTTCCGAACTTCTCCGAGTACGCAAAGGTCTGGGTCGCGGCCTGCGTCGAGAACGACGTGATGAAGGAAGTCAGAGGGGCGCTCGGCTTCACGCTCAGGCCGGATTTCACTCTCGCCAGGTTCTTAGGGCGCGCGGAAGTCGCCGCTCTGTACGCGAGGGCGAACAGCTACCTCGCGGACAATGGTGCGCGCGGGCGTGAAGCCCTCGTCTACGTCAGTTCCACGGAAGGACCGGAGCAACGCTGTCCGGAATACTTAGAAACATTGAAAGCTCTCAGAGCGAAACCAGCCGACAGATGGCTGATCGAGGTGAAATAGCATGGCATTCACAACGGTGAACAACATCTACCGCGTGCATTTCCGGATCGCGCGGAAGGTCGGGAACGTGTGGAAGGAAGATCCAGTGCAGGGCGATCACTCGGTCGTCGCTACTGACGCTCCGACTGCCGTAGGCATCGTGCAAGGATACATGGGGCACGACGGAGTGACGGTCAACGTCATGTGTCACGGCGGCGTCCGACAAATCGAATCGAACGTCATCATCGCGGTTTAACGGGGAGGCAATTATGGGGGGCGGACAAATGGCATCCAGTCGGCGATCTTCGAGTACACAGGGTTGCAGCGATGCTCTGGCTCGGCTTCACGGTTACAGATGTGCGTATAGTCTGTCACCATTGCGACAATCGGAAATGCTTCAACCCCGACCATTTGTTTATCGGAACGCAGAAGGACAACCAAGTTGATTCAGTCAGAAAGAAACGTCACTACAACGTTCGAAAAACGCATTGCAAGCGCGGGCATGCTTACAGTCCCGAGAACACCTACATTACTAAACGGGGTGGGCGTAGTTGCCGAACATGTCACAGGGCAGAAGTATTGACTGCGTACTATCGGCGGCTAAAGTCAGGAGGGTAAGACAATAGGGGGAGGACCATCGCAGGTTCAGAAAGCCGGAGCAGCGCAGAACCTTTCCAACACTCAACAGGAAGGAGCGCTGGCGAATGCGATGGCTCCGCAGTATCAGGCCAACGCAGCGTCGGCGGCGAAGTTCTACGGCAACGAAGCGAACCAAGGGTTGCCCTTCTTCGGCTCGGCCATGGATTATCTCTCCGGGAACACTCCTCAGGCTTTCGCAAGTGCGAAGGGGAATTTCCTTCGAAGCGCAAGCTCGATGGGGGCGCTCCCGTCAGGCTTCAAAGCTGCGGGGATGAACGATATTCAAGGTCAGCAGGCGGGAACGTTCGATCAGAACATCTTCCAGACTTTGATGGCGCAGCAACAAGCGAAGCAGCAAGGCGCTGCAGGACTTGCGGGCGTGGCGCAGATTCAAAATCCTGCGGCGTTCTACGGCGGGTCAACCTCTGCGGGACAGAGCGTCATGCAACCCCTGCAGCCTGCTTACAATCCGTGGATGGGAGTTCTTGGCGGCGGGGCGCAAGGAGCGGCTTCAGCTATACCGTTCTGAGGAGTCATCTATGGGCGGAAGCCTCGGCGGAATTTTCAGCGGACAACCGGCAGGGCCGAACGATCAACCTTCGGCCTTGCAGAAACTCGTGCAAGGGACGGCCAAAAGTGCGGGCACGTCGTTCGGCAGAGGAATGCAGCAACAGCCTCAGCAGATGGGCGGAGGGCCAATCCAGCCGCCCACGGCAACTCCCGTTGACCCGAGTTTCTTCGCTCCGATGGTGTTTCCGCCCGGAGGGGCACGCTAGGATGCCATTTGCCGCGCATAGGAAGCCCTAGGAACGCTGAAAAGGCTAGGGATGAGTAAAAACTACTAGAAAAGGCCCGAAGGCTAAGGAAATGAGGTGTTGACATGGGCGGACTGACTAGACCGGGACTTTACACTCCTCCGGGGATCGACCCTCAGACGGGGCAGCCGATCGCTCCGGAACTGCAATACTACAAGTCACCCGGAGCGCGGGCGCTCGACTTCGCCAAGCAGCAGTCGGCTCAGGTGCAGCCCACCACTTCATCTGTCGAAGGCTCGATCGACGGAACTCCAGCGACCGGGTCAATACTTCCGCCTGCTCCGAACGTTCCGCAGTTCATCCATCCATCTTTCCGCCAGGCTGCGACCGATCCGACTACCGGCATGATGGGTCAGATAAACCCGGCAGAGACGAAACTCGGGAAACTCGTTCACATCCTAGCGGGAGCGGCCCAGGGAGCGCTGGCTGGTTGGGGAACGGGGAATCCAGGAGCGGGCGCAGAGATGGCTCGGCAAGTTCCGTTTCAGCAAGCGCAACAGCGCGGGCAGATTCAGTTGCAGCAGGCCGAGATGCAGCCGATTCAGACGCCATACGGAACTCTTCCTGCCGCGTTAGCTCCTAAACTGCTGTCGCCCTATTTGCAGTACGCAGGGAAAACCGAGTCGGCTAAAACGGCTGCCGGGGCCGGCGTCGCAAAGGCTGAGATCGGAGCGGGCGCGAAAGTTCAAGCAGAACAGATCGGGAAACGATTCATCGTCGTGCCGGGCGTAGGTGTTTACGACACCGCTCTTACGAACGAGAAACAAGCTCCTGCGTTGCTTCCGGGAACTTCGCAGTCGATCACGATCACTCCAGAGTTGGCGAAGGAATACCAGTTGCCGGATGAGTTCGTCGGCAAGCCGATGAAACTGACGGAGCTTGCGGGCATTCAACGTTCCAGCGTGTTCCAAAACGTTCCGCAGATGACGGCGCAAGGTCCGATCGTAGTCAACCGGAGAACAAGTCAAGCAACGCCTGTTGTTGGTCCCGGTGGAACGACATATTCGCCACCTGCTTTGGCTTCTCCGTATCAAGTCGCAGACTTGGCAAATCCGGGTCAGACGAAGACTGTTAGTGGAGGCCAAGCTATCACTCAGGGTGCGCCTGGTCCTCAATCGGCCTCCGTCACGGTTCCGAGAAGGGCAGCCGAGGCAGAAGTTCCAACAAAGATCGGTGACTTGAAACTTGCTTTCACCACGATGGCGCAACATGCCGAACTGCTGCGCACTGCCGCTAGGGCGCTGCATAATGGCGATGTGCAAACACTGGCCCGGTTGCAGAACGCTTTCAGGAATGAGTTTGGAACACCCGGCCCCATCACGGCTGCAGCGATCGCCGATGCTTACAAAGGGGAAGTTAGCAACGTCATCAACAAGGGGCATATCACCGACACTGGGAACGAAAAGATCGCTCATACTCTCGACCCAACAAAACAGAATTATGCGACCATTGACAGCGTTCTCGGCGCCTATCAAGCACTCGCACAGTCGAAAATGAACATGCTCAGCAAGCAAGAGCAGGATGCGATCAGAAAATCGCAGCCGGGGCAGGCGAACGTTCAACAACAAGGAGATTTCTTCTCTCAGTTTGGCGGACAGGCAAGACAACCTGGAACACAAGTAGCAGCGCCTCCAAAATAAAATGGCGGACCCACAACAGAATCAGCCAACAACTACGGTTCCGATCTTTGATCCCAGCGGTAACCTTGGTGATATTCCGCAGGAACAGCTTGCGGCAGCGGTAAAGGCTGGAGCGAAACCCGGAGTGCACATCACCGCGCCAGATGGATCTCCGGGAGTGATTCCGGCTGATCGAACTGCAGATGCAGTAAAGCAGGGAGCAAAACTTCTACCCATCGAGGAGCAGCCCATTCAGCATCCGGGAGTGTGGGGAGGAATCTACTCCACTTTGAAAGGGTTGGGGCTTTCTCTTCCTCAACTCATCGCGCCATCTATTCTTTCGTCAACTCCTGTCGGAACAAAAGGCGGCGGCGTAACAATTCCCGGCATGGAAAGTGCGCAGCAGAACCTCAAAGGTTTGGGAGCGCAGCAACAATATGCGCAGAATATGCCGCTGCCCGGCGGCGATGTCCCGGTGCTTCCTGGAGGAGTAAGCCCTCGACAGTTGTATCGCGGAGTAGCTCCCCTCGTGCCGGGATCGGCTCAGATGGAACAGTCGGCCCGCGAAGGCGATGTCGGTGGTGTGTACGGAACCGCTGGCACGGTGGCCGCCCTGACTGCCGCTCCACTAGGAATCAAAGAAGCATATCCAGCCGTCTCGGAAGCTGTTTCTCCAGTCGTTAAACCGGCGATGAGTCTTGCTAGGCGCGCTTATGGCATCGCAGATCCGACAGTTATGACTGCGGTGGAATCCGTGACGAGGGCATTGAAGCCACGCAATGCACTTACTACTTGGAAAGATAACGCAGCTTCTGCCCTCCCAGATGTGAAGCGTGCGGCAAATGCTCTTGGTATTGATCCTATGGAGCAGGGTAAATTTGCAAATGCGCAAGCCGGGACCCTGCAGGCGAAGAAAGATGTTTGGCAAGAACTCAAGCAGAACTATCTGGACCCCAACGCGGATATTACCGTTGATACCGGCCCCGTCGCGCGCACAATTCGCAGCGTAATTGACGACAGGACCGTAGAACAGAATCCCGCATTGGCAGAGCGCATCAACCAAGTCGCTGACACCTATGAGAATCGTCAACTTTCCGTTGCTCAGCTAGAGGATCGATTGCAAGCGATAAATAATCAGACGAGAGCTATTCAAGCTCGCTATCCGAACGACAGGATGGCGGCGATGCAAGATCCAGAAAATGCCTACGTCTTCGCCGAGAAGCAATCTCTGAACAATCTTCTGACCAGTACTCTCGATGAAGCAGCAGGGCCAGGCGCGACAGCATTAAAGCAGCGCTATGGAGCATTAAAACAGTTCAGCGACGTGCTCGACCGAAGGAAGAACGTTTGGGAGCGGCAGAATCCAGAGAGTCTAGCCGAGCAGGGTGGCAACATCTATGGCGTAGGGCAAATGGCCCGTGGGGCTGGTAGGATTTTGTTCTCGCATGACATCGGCGGACTTGCTGATATCGGTGCCGGCTACATGGCGCGCAAAGCTGCGCAAGCTGGCAAGATGATGAACAGTTCCGAGTTCCTGTTGCAGCAGGCATTTGACAAGACGTCCCCTCGTCCAGCGATGGTTCCGCGCGTCTCTCCGCAGTACATTCCTCCCGGTCAACCGCCAGCGTTGCCTTCTGGACCGAACCAAGCGCTTCCTCCGGGAGTGTACCAGCAGCCGAGCGGGTTCGAGACTCCACAAGCGAATCAACTTCCTCCGTTCGCCATCCGTGGCCTGTTGCCTCGCGGAGTCTACGAGCAACCCGGAACTTCCATCAACCAGCCGGCACTTCCGCCTTACCGCGGGATTCCGCTGCCGGAAACTTTCAAGCGCGGGCCTGTTAGCAGATACACGCGAGCGGAAGGAGAAGTGCGATGAAACTGTTGTTGAAGTATCTCTTGTTTTCTTTGATCTTCACTCCGATTCTCGCCGCTCCGTTCAGTGGTGGAGTATCGCTTTTCTTTTACGTCTATGTGTTCATGCCGTCGTGCTATCCGATGGCGTTGCTTGTTTTCCTTCCCGGTCTGTTGCTTTGGATCATTCATCAGTTCTTGAAATGGTCGGTACTGAAGCCAACGATTGCACGGTTGAGGGCACGATAATGGGTGGAACTCTTGGCGCGAAAACATTCCCCTGGCCATCGGCGATCGGTGGCTCTCCGCTGGCGCAGCCGTTGAACCAAGCGCAGCCAGTGACGATGAACACGCAGCAGACGCAGCCAGGAAGCGTCGCTCCCGGTCAATTCCAGTCGGTTCAGCCTGCCGCACCGCCGCTTTCTCCCTTGAGCGCTCCCATCGCTCGCATGAACCCTTTCATGTACGGAGCACAATGATGATCAAAAAACTTCTGCTGCTCTTCTGCATATTTGCAGGCCACGCTTTCGCCCAGACCGTCCCCGTTTCTGCGAACCTGACGAACGGTTCGGGGGCGATCGTTCCGGGAGCTTATTTGCACTTCGCGCTTTGGAACTGCGGTGTCAATGTCCCGTCAGTTTCCGGAACTGGCTCCATCGTGCAATCTGCCTTCGATATGAAGCAGCCCTCGGGCGGAGGAACGATCACCGGAGTCATACTGGCGAACGATCAGATTCTCTGCGGAGGCATAGCCTCGACGCGCTGGCTCGTCACGCCGATGTCTCCGCAAGGCCAGCCGATCACGAATGCGCAGCGCTACAACATCTGCTCCGCTTCGGCTCTTCGCCAGTCATGCTCTCAACCTACTGGAGCCGGGGGAACGTTCGATCCCTCGACGGCCCAGTCAGATACTGCCATAGCTCCTTCTCCGGGATGGTCGATGATTTTCGGCAATCCTTCTGCCTCGCAAACCATTACGCAGCCTGCCGGAACGTCGATGAACTTCTACGGGAGTTTCTTCCTGAACGGGAATCCTCTTAGCGGAGGCGGTGGTGGTGGTTCGATGACCTGGCCTTCGTCTACGGGAGTCGTAGTCTACAGCGGACCTTTTGCTTGGGGGAGTTCTCTCTCCTACGGCACAGGTGCGAATGCGCTTCTGCAACTCAACTCCAGCGGCGCCATCCCTGCGGTCAGCGGAGCTAACATCACAGGCTTGAACGTCGCGCAAGTCACCGGTGCGGCTCCTCTTTCCAGCCCGTCTTTCACCGGCAACGGATCGATCACTGGGTCTTTCAGTACAGGGCTAGGGTTCATCGGTAATCTCTCCGGGAACGCGTCTACGGCCTCGAACCTAGCCGGCGCCGCTTATCTTCCAGGTGGAGTGGCGGGAGTGACGCAAGCTACTGCGGACAACTCCACTTTGCTGGCGACAGACCAGTGGGTCAAAAATCAGGCATATGCTACGCTGGCCAGCCCGACGTTCACTGTGTCAGTCGTGCTACCCTCTGCCACGACCGGAGTGACGCAAACTGCCGGCGACACTTCAACGGAAATCGCGACGGATCAGTTCGTCTCCAACTCTTTCGCGCCGCTGGCTTCTCCCACGCTCACCGGAGTTCCAACGGCTCCCACGGCTACGGGAGGGACGAACACGACTCAAATAGCGACGACGGCCTTCGTTCAGAATTCCGTGAGCGCTGGCGGGGACATGGTCTACCCTCCGACCGGAATCCCGTCATCTTCGGGATCGGCTTGGGGGTCGAGCTACGGAGTCGGAACGTCAGCGAACAATCTCGTCCAGTTGAACTCATCCGCTCAACTTCCTGCCGTCTCGGGCGTGAACTTGACGGGCTTGACTGCCTCTCAGGTCGGATTGTCGAACGTCACGAATAACGCGCAGACGCAAGCTGCGGTCGTGCCGAACACGGCTCCTGCCGCTGGCCAGGACTTGGTTGGTAATGCCGGTGGTACTGCTTACGCTCCCGTGACGATGAGCGGAGACTGCACGCGCGCGTCTACAGGGGCGATCACCTGCACGAAGAGTAACACCGTCCCGTTCGGAACCGGAGCCTTCGCGACCATAGCGAACTATGCCCCGTTGACCAGTCCTACGTTCGTTACGAGCGTGACTTTACCCGGCACGCTCCCCGGTACGATTACTGTTACTAACGCAACAGGCTCTCAAGCTTCGGAGACTTCTCGGATCTATCTAGATCAAATGCCAGCAACTGATGTTACGTTGGATCAGATGTTCAACGACGCGAACGCCCGCGCCATCACGGGACCATATGATACGATTGACGCCAGTGCGATCAACGCCAACAAGTGTCCGTCTAACTACTCCAGTCTACCTAACATCTGCAACATTGCCAGTCAGGCTTATCACGGGCAGCTCCCTCCTCCAACGATTCCAACTGGAGGATTAGGCTCCGGCTCGACTTACACATATACAGCGAACAATGGGCCGTATGCTGCAGGCACTACGGGAGGTGTTTATCTTGTCTCCTACACTGCAAGCGGCCCTTATATAATTGGAACAGGCGCGTCACAAGAAACCAGTGCTTCAAGTGAAGCTATTGTACAGATTCCGGCTGGAACCGCCTGTGGGACTGGCTGTTCTATCAACATTACTGGTCCTCCGTATCCTGGTTATGCGAATTCCTACAATCCATACCTTCCTCCAGTAGCTAAGGAGATTGCTGTCACTAGCTTTACAGTATCTGGGCAGGTGATCACATTCACTGCTTCGGGTGGATTGAATGGACTTACTAGCAGCAATTACGTGGCACTAGGGGGTTTTGCCGCCTCGCCGAATGGAGCGCTGAATACCCTCGGAATGGAGATGCTGGCCTTCAGCGTGTCAGGAAATACATTCAAGATCGTCGTCCCGTCCAGCGTCAATACAGGCACGCTGTCATCAGGCACTGGTTATGCGATCCAGAGCTGGCAGGAGAAGGAGTGTGTACCAGCTGAGCGCACGACCATCGTCAGCGGCGTTCCCAGCCCAGTAAGCATCACTGCGGATTGCGGGGGTAGTGCGCTCCCTCTAGGTAACAATACTTCTAGCGTCCATGTCATCCCGCCCAAGACGGGATTGTGGGTTGTAACAGACACCAACGGAGTTAGGGATTGCGGTATTAAGTCTTTTGATCAGTCATCTTGGTTTGGCCCCAGTTCGGGTCTTGGTCAGGGCTTCAAAATTACGACAATGGGTAGTACACTGGTTGAGGCTCCGTGGTGCATTGATCCTAATACGAAACAAGGAAACGCATACTTTAATATTGTAGGAATGTCCGCTTCAATTGGTTCCTCTACTACTATTGCGACGGCTGCTTGCATACCGCGCAATGCTTCCGATACAGGTAAGTTTACAAATGCTTCCTGCTTGGGCAGCGCAGGAGGTTCAAGCGCGACATATCCTCCAATTGCTGCTGTGTGGTATTACTCCACTACCGGAACGGGTGCGGGCTTTGAGTTTAACGGATCGTTCGATGCATTGAATGGGCCGTCTGCGTTGTTTGGAGGATTGGGGCCAAATTCGACGGTCAATTTCGACATTAACAACATCACAGTTCCCGTTGCGGGGCCAGAGTTCTCCAGCGTTAATTTTATAAGCGGCTTGGGCAGCGTATCGGTCACTGGTGCTAACTACGGCGAGCCGGGTGATTTCACTGGTACGGGTACGGTTGATACACAAAATGCTTCGTCCGGGGCTTGCGCTGGAAACTGCGTTCTCGCCCACGGGGGCACGGGAACTAACTTCAACATCTTTTGGGGAAGCACTACGTACACGTTGAATGCCTACGGCTTTTCCACGACTTATACTGTTGAGAAACCCACAATCCTTATCGGTCCTAGTTCTGGCGGTGCTCCCACTCCCTACACAGTGGCTTCAGTTCAGTCTGCAACCTTGCTCACATTGACGACGCCTCCCGGTACGCAGTCCGGTCAGAGTTGGTGGATGGGCTGCGTTGATCCCCTTCAGTTTGCGACAGGCATAGGGCCGTTGCCTTATGCTAATGCTGGTGGCTGGTTAGGCGGCGGCATAGATATCAGTAACCTTTCAATAGCTGGATGTAGCAAAGGGCCATCGGGATATACGGTTGCTCCTTCCGCCTATGGACGCTATATGTATAGCGTGCCCAACACTGGATCGGGTTTTGAAATCGGGTCGTTACAGGTACATAACATTCCTACTGGCTGGACTAATGTCTGGAGTGATCCTAACACCAACGGTGGTGAGACGCTGGTCAACCCAAACCCAACCAAACCAATGCCGGGATTCACCCATGACCCCGTGAACCCTTTAACGATTTTCACTAGCGTGACCATCGGCGGCACACTCAGCGTCACGGGAAAGACTAACACCGCCGCGAGCACGACATCGAGCGCAGGGCTGAATTGTGCCCCTGGCTCCGCGCCGAGCAGCCCAGTCAACGGAGATATCTGGTGCACCAGCGCCGGAATCTACGTGCGGGTAAACGGTACAACGGTCGGCCCCCTAGTGGCGAATGCCAGTTCGGTTATCAATGCCAGCGAGTTGCAGGCCGTGGGAACGCCGGCAACCATCAGCGGAACCGGGGCATGTGCTACGCAGAGCACTCAGACTGGCGGGGCCTGGGCTGGATCGTTCAAATGTACGGGAAGCACCGGGACTGGATCTGTGACCATCACGCCGGGATTCACGGCAAACAACAGCTTGGTGTGCGGGGCCACAGATGTAAGCGGGAGTTACACCACGTCGTTCGCCTTTGTTCAAACGAACACAAGTTCCACAAGTTGCCAGTTGTCTTCGGCAACCACCAGCATAACTTCTGGCGACACCATACTATTTTGGGCCACTGCGTTTTGAAAGCTCCGTGATTGGCTTCTAGGAAACGGGAGAAAAGTATGAAACGAACACTTTTGATTCTGTTGGTTGCTCTAGCTATGCAGGCGCTTGCTTCTGCTCAATCCGTGTCATGTCCAGGGACGGCGCAGTGCCTTTATGGAGTCACACCGACGGGCACTTGGCACTTCATGAACCTGGACTCGAACGGGAACATCGAGTTGGCTGCTTCCGCTTCGCTTTCGCTTACTACGCCGACCGCTACGTGCCCAACTCCGGGAGCTTGCCCATATGCCGTCGGTGCCGACAGTTTGTTCCACTATTTCCAGGTTGACGCGAACGGAAACTTGCAGACGACGGGAGGAACTTCCGGTTCCGTCGCGCTGTCGAACGTGACTGCTCCGGGCGCTGCAGCCACTTTCGTTGACGCTAACTGGCCTGTCAGTTTTACAGCTGCGACCACGACTGGATCTCAAGCCGCGTTCTCCACTGTCGAAGCTACGGCTGCGACCGGATCGGGTGATGTGGAAGATCAGATCACGACTCTGACGACCTCGACGGCGATCCCGCTTCAGATCACTCAAGGAGCGGCCGGCCCGTCAGGTGCAAACGCGCCTGCGGTGTTCAACATTTCATCAGCCGGAACGGGAGGCGCTGCGGCAGCGACTGGCGGCGGTTTTGTGGGTGCTCCAATTACGTTGAACACAGGGGCGGGTTCTGCTGCTGGCGCAACGTCAGGCACAGGCGGAGCTGGAGGTGGTCTCAGCCTCACAATGGGGGCTGGCGGTGCAGGTTCTTCAACTACGGGTAACGGTGGGGTAGGGGGAACCTTCGCGGTTACTGAAGGCGCGGGTGGGGCTGCAGGTGGGGCGACGGCCAACGGTGGAGGAACGGGCGGCGGAGTGTCATGGACTCTTGGAGCAGGCGGAGTTGCTGCTGCAACCGGCACAGCTGGAAACGGCGGTGCATGGGCCTTCACCACTGGAGCTGGAGGTAACAGTGGTTCGGGAGCGAGCACTGCTGGCAACGGTGGAGGTGTAACGTTCACGCTTGGTGCGCCCGGAACCGTAAGCGCGACTGGAACAGGCGGAACCGTCGGCGTGTTCTCTGTGACTGGCAACGCTCCTTCATCGACCGCTAATCCAACGGGAGAATCGGCAGGAACCAATTTCAGCGTGGCTGGAATCGCCGGGGGTGCAAGTTCGGCTGCCACAGGCACGGGAGGTGTTGGCTCGAACGTGACGATTGCTGCTGGAACAGGTGGTGCAGGTACAGGAGCTACGGCAGGCACGGGTGGTGCTGGCGGTAACATCACCCTCACAACTGGTGCTGGCGGAGCAAACAGTGGTTCCGGTACTGTTGGATTCCCCGGCTATTACCTCTTCAATGGCTCTCCGATCACGGCGGGAACTAGTACCACCAACTTACCATTGGTGCAAATTTGGCCGTCGGGAGCGGTTGCTCCTACGACGTGGGCTGCCAACGGCACGATGCTCGGCATCAACATGCCATCTGGTTTTGCCGGAGACGCTATCGAGCTACATGCTAACGGCGGCGGCGCCATATTTAAGCTGGGCGCAGGCGGAGGATTAACCGTTCAAGGCAGCATCGGCGGTATTGCCGCCTCAACGTTCAGCATTCAATCGGGACTTGACGGCAACGCCACTGCCGCCGCCGCCACGCTTACCGTTCGCGGCCAAGGGGTAAGTGGTGGATCGACGGGCAGCATCGCCGGTGCTGCGGTTACAATAAACGGCGGCGACAACGCAAGCAGCGGAGCGACGGAGACAGGTGGAGCGCTCACGCTTCGCGGCGGTGACACGACGAACGCGAGCGCAGCCGTTCAGACCACGGGGTCGGTCACTATCCGTGGAGGCAACAACTCCTCGACAGGCGCGAGCACGCTCGGCACAGTCACCATCACGGGCGGAACTCAGTCCGGCGCGGCCACTAACGGAGCCGGGGGAGCTGTCACGATCCAATCAGGTCTAGGCACCGGTAATGCAACTGGATCAAACCTGATTTTCAATACGGCGAACATACAAGGTAGCGGTTCAACTGCTCAGACGGAGACTACTGCTCTCACGATCGACCAAACGCAAATCTCCAGTTTTGGAGGATTGGTACAAGACACGGCGGCCCGCGTGTTTATGACCGCTGATTGGACTTGTGGAACTGGTGGAACTGTTTCCTCTTGCGTAGCAGCTACGATAGTCGGATCGACTGGCACTCCGCTCACGATCACCCTGCCCAACAGTGCGCAGTCATGGCACTGGCATTGTCACGTCGTCGTCACCGACACGACAGCCGCACCGGCAAACAACTGGGCCATGATAACAGCCACGAACGGGGCGACCAACGTCACGGCATCTTACAGCGGTTATACGGCCGCCGCCGTCCCGGCTGGTGGTGCTACCACAGACACTGCCAGCACGACAGCTTCAATCACCATCGGTGGAACTTGGACCCAGGGCGCAACCGCAACCAAGATGCCTTATGACATAGACGCCTGGATTGAAGGGGCTTCAGCGTCCGGCACGGTAGTAAGTCTGCAGGTCATCGACCCTACGGTTGGCGACTTGCTCACGATCTATCGCGGAGCATATTGCACCGTCGGGCCATTCTAGTTTGAGCCAGCAGGACATCACGCTGTTGTAAGAAAAGGAGAGATCACAATGAACAACTTCACGAAGTGGCTTCCAATCCTTGTGACCTTGTGCGCCACGGTGGGCGCGGCGGTATTCACGCCAGCGTTCATCTCTGCGCATCCGGTTGTGTTTGCAGTTCTCAATGGGATCGCTATGTGTTTGCACGCAGCGCTACCATCGGTGTTTACGAGCAACACTAAGTAGAGGTTCGCTATGAATTGGATCATCTCAGCGTGGAACGAATTCACCGACTCGCTCAACACGCGAGGCGGGACGATCGCTTTGCTGTTCGTGTCTTGCGTCGGCTTGTTCTTCGGTGTGATCCACGTCATGCACCACGGGGACAATGGGCAAGGAGCATCTGTGATCGTCTCCACTTTTTCAGGCTTTACGGGCGCTTTGCTCGTGGCACTGACGGGCAAGGACCGCCAGCAAAACGGCAACGGGAAAACTGATGCTCCGCCAACCCCTGTAAATCCCAAACCGTGAGGAGAGACCTTCGATGAATTTCACGTTTACGGAGGGACTCCGGTGAGCGAAGCCATATGGATAGCAGTATTAAGCGGATCCGGAGTTGCTCTGCTGGCGATGGCTACGTTTATTGTAAACAGTGTCACTGGAGATATCGGTAAGCTTTCCGAGCGTACTGATAGGCTCGAGCGGCAACACAAGCGAATCTTGACTGCCTTGATGGAATTGAACGACGCAACCCATCCCGACACTCAGAACGTCACGCGCATCTTGAAACCACTCATCGAGAACGGAGACGACCGATGAACTGGCTTGTGCAGCGCGGCAAGGGAGACGGCACGGCGGTGCTCGGGGAACTGTTCCTAAATGGATTGCTCGCTCGGCGCGAGTGCTTCACGCTTGAACCTGATCCGCCGATTCTCGCAGGCACTTACGATTTGATCATCGACCAATCAGCTAGATTCGGGCGTTTGATGCCGCACGTTGTTGGAGTTCCTCCGTGTCCGCCAGATCGCGGGATACGTATTCACTGGGGAAATTGGCGCAAAGACACGCTCGATTGCACGCTGGTAGGCGAGACCGAGAGCGCAGACTTTGTTGGGCACTCAGTCGATGAGTTCAATCTTTTGTTCGTGAAACTGCAAAAAGCACTAGAGCAGGGTCCGGTTACGATCACATACAAGGATTACGACCCAAACTTGCCGAGCGCTCCCTCTGGTGCTGGTGGTGGTAGTACACTAATTTCAAGTGGAGGAACACAATGAAGCAAATCAGCATTCTGGTTCTTGCTGTAGCTTTGGTTCTCGCTTGCCCGCTCTTCGCGCAGGCTCCCCCGAACGCCTTCGATCCCACCTCGTTCAGTTTCAATCTCTCCCCGATCAGCCTGCCCGGTTTGGGAACCACGTTGGCCGGAGCCGAGACGGACGCGCTCTTCAGTCTCAGCACGAACAACAACTTGGGAATGACGACTCTCGTCGGTAATTCTACGTTTCTTGGAGGGCGCTACGAGCGCGTGATTCCCCAGGTCGCCAACTATCTCCAGAACCACACAGCGTTGACGGGAGGAAACTACGAGTTCGGGATCACTTCCAGCGTCGGCGTGGTAAAGGTTCCAGCCAGGGACTATTGGGGAGGACGGGCCGGGTTCTTCCTGAAGTATGCTCCCGCAGGCAGCCAGAGCTTCAACATCGCGTTCGAGGCTCAGGCAAATTACTTGCCTGAGTACGGTGGAACAACTAGCCCGCACTGGGTGGCGAGCATCGCCGTGGGGCCGAACTTCAGGTTCTAGACAACTCTTTAGAACACTCCGTCCCGCGTCCAGGGTCGTCTATAGGCTCTGATCCGGCTCCGGGTATAGGTAACCGCTAGGGGCCGGAGAACCTCCCTTAAAACCCGAAATAGGAGGAACAATGCCAAACTTCAAACTGGGCCGCAACCCGGTCAAGTTCCACCCTAAGACGCTCCGCCTAAGCAAGTACCTCAATCCCGCGCCTCTGCCGGATCCGGTGGAGAAGGTCTATCGGGAATACAAAACCCCGGCCGCCGCGATGCAGATGTTCGGCAACGACCAATGGGGCGACTGTACCTGTGCTGGCATAGCCAACAAGTTGGTCAGCGACAGCTGCCATACTGGAACGGTGATCATTCCGACAGAGGCTGAGGTGCTGGCCCTGTACTCAGCCGTCACCGGCTTCGATCCGAACGCTGGTCCTCCGGGAAGCAATCCGACCGATAACGGCGCGGCCATGACCGACGTCCTCGCCTACATGCAGAGCACGGGCATCACGATCGGCGGCGTTGTCTACAAGATTCTCGGCTGGGCGGAGATCGACATCACGAACCTGGCTCATCGGCGCATTGGGTGTCAGCTGTTCAACGGGACTTACACGGGCGTGAACCTGCCGTCCGCTGCGCAGAGCCAGTTCATCGAGGGCCAGCAGTGCGATTGGGAAGTGGTTCCGAACGACACGATCGTCGGCGGCCACTGCATCTTCCGGCCGGGATATGGATCGGAGGGTGATGCTTACGTCACTTGGGCCAACTGGTGGGTAAAGGCATCAGCGGCCTGGAGCGCAGCGTATATCGAAGAGGAGTACGTGATCATCACGCCAGAGTGGTTCTCTGCGGCTACGCAGAAGACGCCTGGCGGATTGGATCTGGCAACGCTCGAGGCCGACCTAGCCGCGATTTCTAGCTAGGCTTCTCCGTGGCGGGCGCGGCTGGGGAAGCAAGAGCCTTCTCTGCAAATAGCACGTCAGGATGGTCAGGACTGTGCTCTCCACGAAAATAGGGTAGCAATCGTTCAAGCGCCTGCTTGAGTGATTCGACCTGAGCCTTCAATTCGTCCAGAGTTGATGAACACTCGTCGCACCCGTATTCCTGTGCTAGTATTGACCAGCGATTAGCCCTTTCGTTGGCGGCGTCCCGCTCGGCCTTGAGACGGGCATTTTCGCTCAGCAATTTGCCGAATGTCTCTGGAGGCATCGCAACTTCGTCTCTCGCTGTCATCTCTACCTTCGGCTTGCCCGCGTCGTGCCAAGGATGCAGCGGTTCCAAATCAGACCAGCCATTTCCCTCTGCTATGATTTTGAACCGCTGTTTGATTTCTACATCATGTTCGGGTGGCCACCACGCTTTAATATATGCGCCATACGGAGCCGGACCACCTTTGCCAATCGTGCCTTCACAACTGGAAAAGGTTCGCACGCCTGAAAGAGAATTAAGCCAACGCAGAGGAGCGGCGATTTTCTCATCAGCGTCAATCCAAACTTGAACGGGAACTGTTGTATGCGGGCATCGGTCGGTGCTAGTCATCGCTTTCCCTTCGGCGCTCTCAACTGACGATACTATCCGGCAGTATGGGGTTGATGTCTCGCCCACTCTTTGTCTTGCTCAATTAGTGACGCTCCATCACCACATTTCCGCCCGTACCATCGTTCACGGGCTTTGACCGCCGTGTTCCAAGCAGACAAACAATCCCGTAAATATCCGGCGAGCACGAAATCGGGTGTGTCCGAACCGTTTTCCTGCGAGTAGCGGTTTATGAGCGATTCTAGTTCCTTAGCAAACTCGCCCCGACGATTCTGCGCTTCATCTTTTTCATTTGTCATAGGCTACTTTCCCTCCGGCGCTGGGGACGCCCAACTAGATAATTGCTTAGCAAGATCACTGGCTTGTTCCTGCGTAACGTAAACCGTTCCCGAATCCCCGCAGTCCATGCGGATTCCGATTACATGAGGCTCCTCGCCGTCTTCCATGAGCCAAATGTGGTCCGTGCATTTTCCTTGCAAATGCAACTGGCCGGTGATATCGAGTTCTCGCCACTCCAAAAACATATGGTGGTTGCCTTCGCCTAATGTATGTTTCCCCGGTGCGGGACAGTGGCCTTCCGGCACCTGCGGTTTGCATTCGCCACAAGTGAACACATCGGTGTCGGACGACCAAGAGCAATCATCTCGACCATAGGCATGAGACTTCGGATTGTTCCTGTAGTTCGTGAGCAGAAACGTATAGCGATAAACGGCAGGCTCGCCACAGTTCTCGCATTCGATTCTGGCCCGATACTTCACAATCACCTTTCGTTCTCCTTCACCTTTCAATTGAGTTAGCATCTGTTCACTCCTTCTCCGGCGCTGGGGACGCCCGCCAATTCCCCTGGAACGGTCCCGATCCTGTCCATTGTTCCGACCGTGCCTTGAGGAAGCACAAAATACTGAATGCGGTGTGGTAGCGTTCGCAGGCCCTGTCCAGGTCGTGCCGCGTGCAGTCTTTCAAGGGATCGCACAGCAGATCACGAAGTTGGCCGGTTGCAGTAGTTAGTTCTTGCAGTGCTTCTTCGATAGTCATGGTTACTTCTCCTTTTCTTGAATTGGCGCTGGGGACGCCGAGCCTAATTCGGCATGCTTTTCCTGCTCCTTCAGCAGCGTATCGGTCATAGCCTTCGCAATAGCCATCCGGCCTGAGAACACAACGCGCTTTTTGCCGGGGAAGTTACGCAAGGTAATGAGATTGAAGAGTGTTCCCTCAAAATCAGAACGGGATACATCCAAAACCTTCATGTCCTTGCGGTGCGGCGCAAGCTCGCGGGCTGCTCTGTTCGCCTGTGTGCATCTGGAACGCAGAATGTTCAATGCCGCACTTTGCGTATAGAACTTCCCCTCGGGCGATTTCCAAAGGCCACCTCCAACTGTCTGAGTTGGCATGTCTGCTGGAGCCGGGACTGCCTCTTCGCGCTCACTTCGCTCTGCATATTCTCTCGCTTTGGATTCGGCGTCGGGACCGGAGAACACGGCTTGATAGATATCTCCTGTTGCGCCGTCGATAGTTTCAACATGCCAGTCATTCGGAAACTGCTGGTCGGCAAATACACTGGTCTGCATTGCTTTCCTCCTTAAAGAAAGTCTCCACGAGATCAACCAATTGCTTAAATTGATCCCTAGTTGGCGTTCCCTCGACATGATGCTTGTCCTTTTCGATTGCGAAGATCATGTCGCACACGTAGTTCTCCGCGATACCTCTTCGTTCGCTGGTCATTTATTATTTCTCCTTCGGGGACGCCAAGCCGCGCTCCCGTGCTGGCATATTTTTCTCCGCCCGCACCCGCCCTCATCGAATTCTTTCAGCAGCCCAACTCTAATGCCTTCGATCTCTTCGTAAAAGGTAAGCACTTTCAGTTCGGCGGTTTCCGCCCGCACTTTCCAATAAGAGATGGATTCCTGCTCGTCAAGCGTGCCTGCTGGAGCCGGGACTGCCGCCCCTTTGGACGGGCGAAATCTGTCCGCCGCGAAAGCATTGGCGTCTGAGGATGGCCGATAACAATAGTGTTCCCGAGAAGGCTTCTTGCAGCCTTCACACTCCTCAACTTGCTGCCGCTTACTGTCGATCATGGCCTGCAATGCCCGTTCGTCCATGATCTGTTTCCGCAACTTCTCGCAGTTTGGGCATTCGAGCGGAGCCGGGACTGCCGCCGGAGCGTGCGCCCAATCCTTCAGCGCTCGTTCCGCCTCGCAAGCCCAACATGGAGCCTCCGGGCATACCTCATGCGTATGCTCGATCATAGTTAAGGCAGCACGGACAAGACGTTCTAATTCATTCGGCATGTCCTACCTCCTCGTCCACGGAACGATTGCCAGAAACATCGTGAGTTCAAAGAAGATCATGCAGCACGCGAAGCCGATGATCTTGAGCAATCGGATAATCTCCGCGTTAACTTCGTCTTGTCTCATTGGAGTGTTCGGCATGTCTACTTGCTCCTTTCTTTGATCCATACTTGCTCGGTTAAAGTGACGGTTGTTTTCGCTCCGCAAACGCGGCAGTTCGAGATGAAGGGTTCTTCTCCCGAGAGCCAGCGAATGATAATAACTCCACGTCCGCAACGTCCACATTTCGTTGGCCGCGAGTTCGGAAGGAGTTGGACTTCATAGGCAGGATTGCCGCTAATCTGCGAAGTCGCCCGTTCAATCCTGATAACGACTCGGTGCAATCGGGGCATGTCTACTTGCTCCTTTCTTTGATCCATACTTGCTCGGTTAAAGTGACCCACCATCGGTAGTAGCGAGCCAGTCTCCGTGCTCAATTTGGCGAAGCATCTCGATTTGTTCTGAGATCATTGCAGGGTTCACGCCACCGTGATGCTCGCTCCATCCATGGGAGGAGAAATCGTAGGACCAATCAATCGCTCCTAACGACTCGCCCTCATACTCTGTAACTTGTCGAGATTTCACGTCAATACACTCCTTTCGTGGCTCATGGCTTGCTCACTGGCTTGCTCTGACTGCTCACCTGGGGAATCGCAGTAGCCATCTAGCGCTCCTCACTACTTCACTGCAACAAACTTTCCCTTCTTCAGCTCGTAAAATGTATCGGCCTTGATCTTCTTCCCGTCTACTTTGGCCGTTTTTACCGAGAGGACTTTGGGCGAGTCTTTCTCGTATTCCGCGAGGACAAGCCAGTTTCCGAGAGCCGCTTTCGCTTTTGCTTGTCTGCCAATCGCAGCCGCGATACTCTCTGCCCCCGACGTGGCAGCGTGCGAGGAGTTCCCCGACGTGGCAGCGTGCGAGGAGTACCCCGACGTGGCAGCGGGCGAGTAGTACCCCGACGTGGCAGCGGGCGAGTAGTACCCCGACGTGGCAGCGGGCGAGTAGTACCCCGACGTGGCAGCGGGCGAGGAGTACCCCGACGTGGCAGCGGGCGAGTAGTACCCCGACGTGGCAGCGGGCGAGGAGTACCCCGACGTGGCAGCGGGCGAGTAGTACCCCGACGTGGCAGCGGGCGAGGAGTTCCCCGACGTGGCAGCGTGCGAGGAGTACCCCGACGTGGGTTTCTCGGTCTTGGAGAGCAAGAACTTAACGCCAAGCTCAATCAGTGATTTCAGTTTGATCTCCGCGATGATCTTCAGTTTCTTGGCGACTCGCTTCGAATCCTGCTCGGTCTGCGCCGAAACATCCTCGGCCTCTACTTCGGCATAGCGTCCCATTGCTGGCTGGTAGTAGCGCAGCACATCTATCGGATTCTCGCAAAAGTGAAATCCCGACCTACACAGATCGGCGGAAGATTCTGAATACTCTTTGCCAACCTCGTACTGAAAGACTTTGCCTTCAGGCGTGCATTGGAACTTTTCGTTGAAACCTTTGTAGCCTTTCATCTAGCGCTCCTCCGCCTAGTGTGCCGCGGCTTCTTCTCGGCTTAGGTAGAAATGAATCCCTCCGCCGCATTCCTGCCAGCGATCTTCATTCCACTTGTCGCAGCGAACGATCTTGCCTAGGCGATACTCAGTCTTTTTGTCATAAAGGCTTAGGCCGACTTCTGCTCCAATGACTTCCAGCACTTTCACATATTCGGCGCGGCACTTCCGTCCTGTGGCGCAACTTCGTCGGGCATTTTTGCCGATCATCAACTTCACGATCACACCGTCGTGGCATTTCTTCCAGCCGACGAACTGCCCAACTTGCGGAACGATAGAAGTTCGCAGTAGCACGAGCACTGCGTCTTTTACGTCTTTGAGGTTCGCCCCGCCGAGGTTCGCCCCGCTGAGGTTCGCCCCGCCGAGGTTCGCCCCGCCGAGGTTCGCCCCGCTGAGGTTCGCCCCGCCGAGGTTCGCCCCGCTGAGGTTCGCCCCGCCGAGGTTCGCCCCGCCGAGGTTCGCCCCGCTGAGGTTCGCCCCGCCGAGGTCCGCCCCGCTGAGGTTCGCCCCGCTGAGGTACGCCCCGCTGAGGTCCGCCCTTTTACCGCCTTCTTTGCCGCCCAGCCAAGCGGCGTGCAATTCTAGAACTTGCTTGATTTCTTCTTGTGTCATATCTAGCGCTCCTCCGTATCCCCTGTCACTTAACTTTTTTCAGGGCTTGTCACGGTGACAATCTCGCTTTTGCTCGGCGCCTTCGACTCGTTCCTCGGGTGGATCTCCCTGCCGCCGAGCCAGTAATGAATCTGACCGGGGCATCCGGAGCGGACGGTGGCGGGCGGAGCGACCTCGAACTGCGAGTCCAAGGGGTAGTGGTCCCCCTTAACCGCGATCTCGTCCCCCTGCCGAATCTCCACCCAGCACTCGGAGTCTAAAGTTACGAAGAGCACGGGTGTAACTATCGAGGGAGCGGGGTTAGGTACTGGATCGGCCGGAATCGTTGCTGCCACAGGCTTGACTTCAGGCTTCGGCTTCTCGAACGAAGCAGGATTGATGAACCAGAGCAGCGCGAGCGAAAGAAACGCTCCGAGCAATCCGCCGCAGAGCACGGTGAGCAGATACAACGGTCGATGCGGAGTTGGCAGCGCGAGAATCTGATCCTCCACCGTGTTCACGGACGATGCGAGGCGCTTGTCCTCGGCTTCAGTCGTGTTGGCCAGCTTGAAAACTGAGTCGCGCAACTCATCTACTTCCTTTGCGAGTTCAAAGATGTTCCTGACTGGCTTCATGAGTTCCTCCCTGCAAATTTGCAGCTACGCTCCAGCTTCGATTCCGAGCCGCCTATTCTGCTCATCCACGGCCTTGCGGCAAGACGCGCAGAAGCGGTCTCCGATCTCAGCTTTGTTCGAGCACTGGCCTTCGTAATTCCAGGTACTCACGAATCCGTCGCAGCGCGGAGCGTGCTTGCGCAGGACTCTTTCCACTGCTTCTCCGAGTTGGGTGTCGTTCAGCATGGTGTTCTCCTTAGAAATCCGCTTCGATCTCCTGCATGTTGTCGAGGAACCAGAAGTCAGCGGGCTCAGAGAACTTCATGGCCCCCTCAGCATCTATTAGAACCTGCTGAATCCTGAGTTGCCATAGTTTCCGCCCTTTGCGCTTGCAGGACTTCCAGCAATGAAGCTCGACACGGTTCTGCGCTGTCAAAAGAATGGGGAGGGCCTTTGCCGCGAGAATCTTGTCTCTATGCTCTGCCGCGTGCGCGAAGTCCGTCACCTGCACAAATAGGCATCCAACCTGATCCGAATGGCAACAGCAGAGGTCCGCGATCCCGAAGCAGTCGAATTTATTCCTGAATCTCTCGCCGGCCGGATTCTCCTTGAACTTTGGCACGTCGAGAGAGCGCTCCACGAGAGCCACGATAAAACCTTGGCGTTCTAGGAACTTGCGCGAGCGCCGGGTTAGTAAGACAGGCTTCTTGCGCTTCGGCTTGTCGTCGGAGAAGAGAGGGGGCTGCTTCATTTGGCCTTCCCGTTCATCTTGATTTTGCCGTCTTTCATCTTTCGAAAGAATCGATAAATTTCTCCCCGCGACGCCATAGATGAACTGTAGTTCTCAAACGCCCCCTCTGAGTTCAATTTTTCCCACATCTGGAGCGGAGTATAACCTTCGGCATACAATGTGATCGCTCGGTCTGTGAATGGACGAGGCCGCGGAGGCTTTGCCGGTTTCGGTTGGGCTGTTCCTGTCGCTGGGTTTTGAGTCGCAGCCAAAGCATAAGTCTCTTCTCTGCGTGATGCGTCTAAGGCAGAATCAAACTCCCGAATTTGCTCATAAGCGTTAGCACTCCAGCCCCATTTTGACAGCATCGTACGAAGGCTGATCGATACAGTCGGCACCTCAATCGGAGATGGGATAACCAAGTAGACAGGAGTATCAAAGCCTAATGCCTGTAATACCGGGCTGACGTCGGCTCGCAAAATATAGAAATCGACATGCGAACCATCCACTTTATTGTGTCGGTGGATATTGAACTGCCAAGAATGCTGGCCGTTGTGCCTGCGCGAGAATAAGGAATGCTTAACTTCCAGGCGCGTGCCATTCGGCGTATAGAGGTCAAAAGGGCTGTAATAACTAGCAATTGCCACTTTAATCCCGTGGCTGCTGAGCCAATGCCTAGCGGCTTGTTGGGCCGCGAACCACTCAGTTTGGTCGGCCTTCATGGGTACATATTACACGAGCGGTACAAAAAAGCAAGCATTAAATAAAAAGTTCTTGCATTTAGCAAAAATGTGTGTATTCTGTACTTGCAAGCAAATTTAATTCCGAGGTCTTGAAATGCCAATCGTTCACATTGCTTCTCGAAGAGAAGATGTTCCGCTCGATGCCGTAAACGTGCGCGATGCAAGCGAGCAGTGGAAGAATCACTCAGCATCTCCGGAGACGTTTTCCTTATGGCTCTACGATACGCACGTTGGTTTATGTGTGCGTGAGTACGAGCGAAACGGTTATGATGATTCCGATTTCTTCATGGTTGTTTACAATCCTATAGGCGACAAGTTTGAGCACCATGAGTTCGCTAGCACGCGCGGTTGGTCCTATCCTTGCTTCGCTTCTCACGTTGACGCTATGCCTGAAATTCTAGCGAAGTATGAGGCATACCTAATCGAGCAGAAGCGGCTTGCAGAGGAACAGCGCCAGCGCATTCTCGCTGCTACTCCCGCTAAAGGGAAAGTCCTTCGTGTAGTGCGTGGTCGCAAGGTTCCCGTAGGTACTGTCGGCGTTTGTGTGTGGTTAGGCTCCTCGGCTTACGGCAAGCGAGTAGGTATTAAAGACGATCAAGGCAAAATCCACTGGACTGCCTATGACAACGTCGAAGTTTCGGCAGTTCCTCAGACCTCGGAATCTGCCTAGACTGCCGACGCTGGGCCACTCTTCGGAGCGGCTTGGCGTGAGCAGCCAGGGAGGTTTTATGGATTTCAGGCAAGCACGCGATCTCGACAACTACATCACCGGCCACTACGGAGCAGATCAAGACTTGGGCGATGACCCCCTGATCGAAGATGAAGGCTACGGGATTCTAGAATCTGCGGCTGCATATTTGCAGCGCGACGATTATCCCGACTGGGACGTGCAGGAACCCGTTGGCCTAATTCGTAGCCTGCAATACGACATCGAGAACGATTACCGTTGTCAGCAATGCGGACAAGTGCTCAAGAAAAAGAATCAGAAGTGGTGTTCTCCGTTGTGCGCGAAGGCAGCGGAACTATAAAGGAGCAGTGATGCACAAATCAGACATCAAGCTCGGCAGTCACTACACCGCGAAAGTCTCAGGTCACATCGCCATCGTGCAAGTTCAATCAGAATCTCCGTACGGCGGCTGGAACGCGGTGAACATCCACACGAAGCGAGACGTGCGGATTCGCTCAGCGGCTCGGTTGCGTCACGAAGTCGCGCGGAACGCGGAAGGCAAGTGGGAAACGGCGAAGGAGCAATCATGAGCGAAGTCACTGAAGCACTAAAATCGATCACGCCTCGCAAGAGGCAACAGATTCACACAAGTTTTATGGATGTTCTCTGGCGCTGCGAACTGCAGGCCATGTATCGCTACCTCCTCGGTATCCGACGGCCGCCGTCCGCATACCTGCACATCGGAACCGGGGTTCACAAGTCCGTCGAGTTGGACCTCCAGAACAAGATCGTGACGGGCGAATTGCTCAAGCGTTCCGACGCCATCGAGATCGCCGGCGCGACGTTTGAGAGCAAGGCGGCTTCAGACCCCATCGAGCTTGAGCCAGACGAAAAGAAGGAGGGCAAGAGCGTCTCGCAGGTGCTCGGGGAATCGAAGGACAAGACCGTCGCCCTTGCCGGCTTGCACTACGATAAAGCAGCGCCGATTCTGAAGCCGAAACTAGTTGAGCATCCATTCGCTATCGACATGGATGACTGGCTTCGCAAGCGGGCAAAAGAGTTGCACGAGGCAGGAGAAAAGGAAACAGATCGGGACGCGGCGAAGATTCTCCACAACGAAGCTGCCGCGATGAACTCGGCGGCCCGCAAGGGCACGGACCTTGTCGGCAAGCGGGATGTAGTTGAAGATGCCGGAGATGGAGACGAGATCATCCGCGACACGAAAACCTCCGGCAAGTCTCCGAACAAGGAAGCCGCTGAGAACTCAGACCAGTTGAGCACTTACAGCCTGGCTTCTCTCGTGTTCAACAAAAGACTGCCGAAGGCCGTAGCCCTCGACTATCTCGTGCAGACTCCTGCGAAGCACGGCCTGAAATACGTGCCCCTAACGAGCCAGCGCACGATGGACGACATCAATGTTCTGTTGTTCCGCTTCGCGCGCTCAATTCATGCCTGGGCTGTTGCGTGCAAGACAGGTAGTTTCCTGCCGGCGAGATCAACCGACTGGTGGTGTTCCGAAAAGTTCTGCGGTTTCTGGCACCAATGTCCGGCGGCGAAACGGCCGAAGCTCGTACAAATCGGGAAGGTTCCAGAATAGTAGCTTTACAGCCGTTATGCGTATCTGCAATAATGAGACTGCTATGAACTTAACCAATGATGACGTACTCAGATTGTTGCGTAGGGAAAAAGGTAAGCAGACTCAGAAAGATTTCGCCGCTCGCCTCGGTATTAGCCAGCAACACCTGTGCGACATTCTTCGCAAACGCCGATCCCCTGGTCCGACGATCTTGAAGTATTTGAAATTGGAAACAGTGTATGCGAGGCAGCGATGAAAACGTGCTTAACCTGCGGAGTAGACATGCCAGGTCGCCGTTGGAATGCTAAATATTGCTCGCGACGCTGTTGGCCTACTTCTAGGCCGAGATATGTACCTCAGCGGGGTAAGGGATTGAGTTCCAGGCTAAATAAAACTGCGACGAATCGGCTTTGGCGTAAAGCCAATCCAGAGAAGTATCGGGCGCACAATGCGGTTGCCTATGCACTTTGGACTGGAAAATTAGACCGTTCTCAATATTGCCAGTTATGCCTCGGGACAGGGCGTATTGAATCTCATCATCCCGACTACAACCGACTGTTAGATGTAGTGTGGCTGTGTCATTGGTGCCATTCTGCGATTGAAGGCAGATCAGTAAAATATCGCGTTACTGCTTGAATCGCATACAAAACTCTCGTGGGAGTAAAGCCACGTAAAAAACAAAGGAGAACGAAATGGAAACCAAGCAAGAGTCCACCGCTTTAACCCTTCCCTCGCCAGCCCAAACCCAAGAGAAAGCCGAGATCGTCAGGAGCAGCGCCAAGGCCACGAGGCTCGCCGCGTTTACGCCTGGGAACCTCACGGAGGCCATCGCGCTGTCGAAGATGATGGCGAACTCGGAACTGGTCCCGAAAGACTACCGCGGCAAGCCAGCGAACATCCTCGTGGCGATTCAGTTCGGCTCCGAGATCGGGCTGGCCCCGATGCAGAGCTTGCAGTCGATCTCGGTCATCAACGGCAGGCCGTCGATCTGGGGCGATGCTGCTCTCGCTCTCGTGCAGGGCCATGCCGACTTCGAGGACATCTCGGAGACGACTGAAGGAACCGTCGCGAAGTGTATTGTCAAGCGGCGCGGGCGTTCTCCGGTCGTTAGAACGTTCAGCGACGAAGATGCAATCAAGGCAGGACTGATCGCCAAAGGTGGCGTGTGGGTTCAGTACCGAGCCAGGATGCGCCAACTTCGCGCGAGAGGCTTTGCTTTGCGAGATTCTTTCGCCGACGTGTTGAAAGGCATCTCGATTGCCGAGGAGTCCATCGACACACCAGTGGACACTTCGCAGGCCAAGGTCCAGAGGGACTCGATGACTTCGGACTTGTCCATGCTCACGCCATCTCAGGAACAGAATCGCGGTCATGAGGACACGGGCTTGGGACCGAAGAACGGTGCTCCGAAAAAAGACGAGCAGAACCAGGAGCGCAAGCCGGAGCCGTTCATCTGCTCCGAATGCCGGAAGGTGATCAATCCCGGCGGGACCGGTCACGGATCGGACTGCAAGTTTGCAGTCAAGGCGGAGCAGGACAAGAAGACGGCCCAGTTCCAGAAGGCGCTCTACAAGATCAAATCCGTTGCAGCTAAGGTAGACAAGAAGAAAGCGGATTACCTAGAGATGGTGGTTGATCTTGTCACGAACGAGGGCGATAAGTCTGGCCAACTCTACTGTTGGCGCAAGCCGCTGCATGAATACCTGCTCGGCGGGACGATACCGGAAGGCGGGCGGGCGCTGGTCGGGGAAGTTTCGACCGACAAGACGGACTCGAACAAGAAGTTCATTCGGCTAGAGCATATCGTCGAGCTAGATGGCGTGCCGTTCGTGAACGATGCTCCTGCCGCTCAGGCTCAGATGCCGACGGCGGAGGATGAGGAAGCCGAGATCGCTGACGGCTTGTTTGGACAGGAGTCGTGATATGACATTAGAAGAAATCCAACACGGTTTCCTTGCGACTGCAGGAGCGACGATCAAGCGACAGTTAGGATTGCCGGATCGGTTGTGATCCGGCAGAGCGGGAGAACGTTTCTGTACACTCTTCATCCGGCGAGTTGGTAAATTGAGGAGCCTGTCCTCCAATCAGGCAGAAAGGTAAATATGGACGTAAAAGCAGACCAGCATTTACACGCGAGGATCACTGAAATCAACCAGCGACTTCGCAAGCTCGATACACGATTGGGACGGGTCACAACGAACATTTGCGGCGGCCCGGTTCCTGAAACTCAGGGCGAGACTCCAAAGCCGATTGACGAGCACTTGCACGACAAACTCGACAGCACGCATCGACTTTTGGCGTCGCTCGAAGATGAGATGACAAGGATGGAAAATTCGGTCGGGTCAAATCAAGCGGCTCCGACTTCGCAAGCAGGCTATGCGGTCGGACGGTAAGAACATTCTACGGTCCCTGCTGCCCGCGAGTGGGGACCAACTGCATCCGGTTCATTGGTAGGGATATGAATCATTACGCGATTATAGGTCGTTCGGTTCCTTGTCCTACCTGTAAGGCCGCAGTGGGACAAATGTGTTGCTTCTCTAGACTAGAACGCCAAAGAGAACGCGCTCCATATGGGTATGCAATCTTCCACGCAAAACGCCTACGACTAGCGTATTCATCTCTTGAGTACCAGGCCAAAGTTAGGGCAATCGTGCAGAAACGAAGCGGACAGATGAGGCCGCCGAAAAAGCAGAAGAAAGAAGTCGGTCAAGGCAACAACCAACGAAGCGGAGTGCGTGTTAAATGCGCTCAAGGGAAACATATGGAATGTCTCGCCAGTAAATGCTCGTGTGAGTGCCACACCGTAAAGGAGCCAAAATGACTCTAAGACTCTCAACCCGTCTAGTCGACGGCCAGATCGTGCTAGATTCGCGTTTAGAGGCGTTGAAACGGCTTACCCTAGGGAAAGCACAGCCAAGGGCTAAACAACGCTCTAGGGGCAAGGAAACGCTGGCAAACCGCATCCTGGCGGCGGTGCTGCGCAAGAATCAGGCTTAGAGGGCAGAAAACAGGCGTAACTGAAAATTTGCAGACGGAGGCTGAAATGACAGAAACAATCCGCGAACTCGGAGAACGTCTCGTCAAGCAAGGCAAGTTGAAGCAGGACGACCTCGACAAGTACGTCGAGCAACCGGAACCGGAAGAAACTCCAGCACCAGCACCCTTGCTTCCTCCGCCCGAAACGCGAGAAGCTCGGCAAGTTCGGCAGATGAAAAGTCTTGCTGCGTTCGAAGCTCTGCGCTGGTGCAGGAAGTTTTACCCGTGGAGATGCTTGGCGTGAAGAAAATCAACATCTGTTTGTTTCTGATCCATGCACATGATTACCTGTGCAGTCTAGGCGGTCCGAACTGGCAGAATCAACTAGAAGCCGCACAACTGTGCTGGAAAGCAGCGATTGTAGCTCATGCCGAGGGACTGAGTTTGTTCGCATGGGATGAGTAGCTGCAAATTTGCAGTAACAAGATTTTCACAACTTGGGGCTTTACACGGAGCTTTTCTTTTGCTTATACTTATCTTTCCCGTGAGGGAATGTGGAGCGGGCGGTCCCGTTGGTAGGGCAACCTTCGCCGGTACCGCCAACACCGCCCATCCTAATCCTTCCCAGGTATCGGCGAATGCAAGACTCCCAAAACAATTCGGTTTGTATTGCTTGCGCCGGGAAACCTATGTCTGCTCTCCTATCAAGTTCGGGGGCGATGAGCCAGTCGCCACGTGCCTTTCCGGAAGGTTCACTCGCAGCGCCTTCGCTCCCGATTCATGCTCTAGGACGGTTGCTTCGCGGCACAGCTTGCATCCGAGAAAAAACGGGCCGCTGTCTTACGTTAACTCCGCCAAGGTCGGAGAAGAGAAGCAAGGCTGTCGAAATCCAGGCAACGGGCGGGTGGTCGATCCCGCAAACACGCATACGCCCTGGTCTTTCACGGACAAGATTCACATACTAAGACGTACCTACTTCTCAAGAACGATCCGAGCAGACCTGAATGAGCTTCTAAGTCCGTAAGGGAATGCGTGTTTTCCAGGAGAGAGTAATGGGTGATGATCTTAGACTTACGCCTCCAGATGGAAACGGTAGCCGCTTCGCGGACTTCCGAGACTTGGTAGAACGAGCCTACCGATGGCGCTGGAAGCGGCCTTGCCCGTGGTCTGGAGCAGAAGCCAATCAACTTTCACGCTTGCTGAAATGCAGCCCGACTTTAGATGTTCGTGAGTTCGCACGTTGGCTCAAGAACTATTTTGTTTCGGAAGACTACCCGCCCGGAGAACGACCCTCTAGATTTCTGCCCCGTATTTATAACTACTCAGTCGATGCAGTAGATCGTTTTTCGCGTCCAGCGCATAACGGGAACGGAAAGAGACCTCCGGACATGGTGAATGCTCTCGACATCAAGAAAAAGCAACTCGCAGAAGCGCGATCGCGCGGGGAGATTGACTGATGAGTTACGAACTCTCCGCCGAGATGACACTGGTCGGCGCCCTGTTGACCACAGATGTTTCTCTCGAAGCCGTCGATCAAGCCGCTTTGCTCGTTTCTCCTGACGAGTTTCAGGACTCCCGCGCCGCGAACCTTTACCGCGCCATCCTTGCGCTGAGGACGAAAAACCTGTTGCCGGATGCTCCCGGATGCATCGCGGAGCTAGAAAACCTGAAGATCAAGACCGAAGATGCCTCTCTGCTTTTCTCGCAAGCATTGGATTCCGTTCCACTTCCGGGACAAGTTCAAAGATACGCGAAGGTGATTCGGGAGAAGATCGAGGCGAAACGGATCTCGCGGACCATTCAGGTGGCTGGCGCCCGTCTTGCTGAAGGCGAATCCATCTCTTGGCTGAAGTCCGAGTTGATGGCCGAACTCGGGCAGATTGAAGCCGAGCAGAAAACCTCGGAAGATTCTGTTGTGGCTGACGCTCACGCGAAAGTCGTCGGAGCGATTCGGGACCGAATCAACGGAGACACGTCGAGCAGTGGATTGCGTCTCGGTCTGCCTGCGCTTGACCAACTAACCACTGGCATCAATCGCGAGGAGTTGTGGGTTGTCGGCGGAATGCCTGGGCGCGGCAAAACTGCGCTGGCCCTGCAATCGGCGATGAACCTAGCGGGAGACGGATTCCCTGTTTATTTCATCTCTCTCGAAATGAGCCGCTACGCCGTGATGCGGCGCTTGCTGAAGATGAAGTTCGGCACGGCGGCCGTCGAGTATCCCAACTCAAAGCAACTCTCCGCCCTGTTCGAGTACGAGAAGGAACTGCGTCAGCTTCCGTTTTACCTGAACGATTCATCGTCGCTGGAGATCGAGGAACTGATCTCTAGGGCTAGGATGCGCATCGCTCGTTCGGGAATCCGTCTGGTCATCGTGGACTACATCCAACTGATCCGCTTCGAGGGGAAAGATCGCCGGGAGCGAGTGAGTGAGTGTACGGACAGACTCCGCAGGCTGGCGAAGGACACGGGAGTTCCCGTGATGGCTCTGTCCCAACTCCGGCGATCTCAGAACGTGAACGACCGTCCGACGATGATCGACCTGAAGGAGTCCGGGGACATCGAGGCTCACGCTCACGTGATCTTGCTGCTGTACATGCCGGTCGGACAAGACGGAGCGTTCACGGGGGAAGATGAGTTGATCGTAGGCAAGCAACGGGAAGGACCAACCGGGAAGGTGCCAATAGCTTTTCTCGGGACGAAGTGCCAGTTTTACGAGAGGGAGACGCACGTATGATCTATCCATCCATGGACCATTTAAGTTTAGAGCAACGGCGCATGTACTGCGACAAGGCTATGCGGAGATGTAAAACGGAACTAGCGGCCAAAGTCTTGAGCAATGAATTTCAGCGCGTTCATGACATCTACAGAAACGGACAGTTGAGGCGGAAGGCCACGCGCGACGTGAGGATCGAATGTCTGGAGAAAGAATGACTGAACTTCAGAAGATGAAAGAGCAGATGCTCTACTCCGAGTTCATCCAGCAGAAGTCGCAAGCGAACTGCATGGACGGCTTCGATCCTCTCTGGTTGCCGGAGTTTCTGTTCCCGTTCCAGTCGGTGCTCGTCGATTGGTCCGTTCGCAACGGATGAACTCGCAAGGTTGCGGGCGGCATATGGGCTTGAGATGTCTGGCGATCGCTTCGGGGTCTCTGTTGGTGAACTGGATTGGCTCGCGGAACTTCACAGACTTTTATACGAGGTAGGCAATGACTAAGAAAAAGAAACCAGAAATCATCCCGCCGAAGAAAACTCAGTCCCGCAAAGAGCGTGCTCTGTACTGCACTCAATACCTGCAAGAGGTAGAAGCCCGGTCAAATTGGGTCGCTCTCGCTCGCGTGTTGATAGAATGCGACCAAGATGAGTTGTGGCGCGAAACAAACTGCGACTGCTGGGATGAGTGGGTTCACAAGTTTGCCCCAACGTCGTACAGGAAATGCATGGGAGCGAAGCGCAGGTTCCTGAAGCTATATCACGACATTCCCATTAAGGCTCTCGTAGATGCGAAGCCGGAAACCGCCGAATATATTTCTCGCTGCGTGCCGCCGGCTGCTCTTAAAAGTCCTGTGATTCTCGAAGCGCTTCCGTTGCCACCGCGCAAAGCGATCAAACTGCTGAAGGCAGCGATGCCTGAGCAGCATCTCGAATCAATCGAAAAGACGATTCTTAATCAGGCCGAGAGCCAGCACGACGCGTTCAACGACGCACTCGAAGCCTATCGGTTCATGAAGAACGACGAGGGCGCGTCGAAGGAGAATTTCGTCGAGTTCCTGATCTCGGAGTGGATGGACAGCGTGGCGGAGAACAACCGCACGATCCGGGAGAACTGGGAAGCGCACAAGGAAGAACGGGAGCCAACGAGTTTTGTAACTGCAAATTTGCAGGCGGAAGCGAGGGAGTGATGGAAACTGATCTGTTCGGGCACACTGCGGTTGATAAACTCCCCGGCGGGGCGATGTGCCAGAGGTTTATTGAGCCACCGTTCACGGCTCTCGATACAAAGTCGGGGCGCTGGCAAGAGAGAAAAAGGGATTGGATTGCATTGGGAATTGAGAGCGAAATTGGTCGCGCTGAAAATTTGCTCAGCATAAGCGATACCTGTGAGGAGTTCATGTCGGGCGCTAAGCAATCGAGCATTTTTGACCAAACTTTATGTGAACTTGTCTACTCATGGTTCATGCCCGAAAAGTCTTTGCTCGGCATCCTCGACCCCTTTGCAGGTGGCAGCGTGCGTGGCATAGTAGCCTCACGTCTTGGCTACGACTACACAGGCATAGACCTTCGCCAAGAGCAGATTGATGCAAATCTGAAACAGGCCCGCGAGATTCCCGGCAAGCGTCAGCCTCGGTGGATTTGCGGCGATTCCTGCAAAATTGATGAGATGGTGGGCGATGAGTACGATCTGCTTTTCACCTGCCCGCCCTATTGGAATCTTGAACGCTATTCTGACGACCCGCGCGATCTGAGCACGCTCGACAACTGGAATGAGTTCCTTGTCAAGTACCAACGCATTATGCTCCTTGCAGCCCGCAGGCTGAAAAGCCAACGCTTCGCCGTGGTAGTGGTGGGCAATATCCGCGATGATGAAGGTTTCATTCGGGACATGGGCGGGCCAACCGCATCAGCTCTGCTCGGGGCAGGCTTTCGGTTGTATAACGAGTTTGTGCTGCTCACGCCAATCGGATCGCTTCCGCTGCGCGTAAATGGTCAATTTGCACGAGGGCGCAAGGCAGGCTCGGCGCACCAGTATGTGATGTGCTTCTTTCGTGGCAATCCTGATTCAATTCGGTGCGATTTCACGGAGTTTCAGCCATGAGAACAATTATCTGCGCCAACTCACTGGAATGGCTGCCTGCTCATCGGAATCAGGGTGCGATCATCACAAGCCTTCCCGATGCGGCAGAACTGAAGCTGAACTTGCAAGATTACAAAGCATGGATTCAGCGGGCGGCCCGCGAATGTCTATTATCCGCCAGCGAGAATTGTCCTGTTATATTTTTGCAATCTGATCGGAAATGCAGCGGCAAGTGGCTGAGTAAGGTGGTGCTTATTTGCAATCTTGCCGAAGAGATGGGCTGGTTTCTTGTGTGGCATAAAATCGAATTGCGACGTGGAGTTGGGAAGTGCGATCTGTTTCGTCCCGCTTATCGTCACCTGCTCTGCTTCGGATCGGGAACGGTAACAAGCGGAACATCCACACCAGACGTAATTGACGTAAGCCACGCATTCTATGAAATGGGCTGCGGCATCGCCGCTGCCGAAGTGGCTGTCAAGTTTTGCCTGCAATATACGAACAAGATTATCGACCCATTTTGCGGCAGAGGCACAATTCCATTTGTTGCGGAGAATCAAGGTGCCGAGGTAATCGGCATTGATATTGACGAAGAATGTGCCGAAGCATCGAGCACAGCCTCGCCAATCGAACGAGAGTTTAGTTTCAATGATTGAAGTTACCAAAGACGGGCGCACCAAGAGAACCGGCAAGGATTACACCGAGTTCCGTCTCGCGCTTTACAAGTTGCAGTCGGCTCGGTGCTTTCAGTGCGGGCGGTGGACGTTCTTGCTGCATCCGATTGAGTGGGATGATTCCTTCCATGTGGATCATGCGGATGGCCGGGGCATTGGTGGTTCAAAGCGAGATGACACTTTCCGGGCTTGTCACGGACTATGCGGCAAGTGCCATCGAATCAAACATCACCAGCAGATGCCCGAGACTTCAAAAAAGGACTTGGAGAAGAAACCATGAGCAACGAATGGCGCAACACGCGGCAGTGCGGGATGTACGTGAGCTGGAAGGCTTGCGCGCTCTCGATGTTCTGGGCGCTCGTATGGCTTGCAGTCGGCGGCGGATTCTGGGCATTTGTGATCTGGGCTGGAACGCGGCACTGGAGGCACTGATGGTATTCGTTTGCGGAATCACCTGGAACCGTCGAGGCTGCGGAGAGACGTTCGACTCGCTGGCGAAACTGCTGGCGCACATTTGGGAAAAGCACACGGGGCGAGAACGTAAGGTCCCGAATCATAACTGTGCTCTCGTTGAGAATCTTGTCGTGCAGGCGCACCAGCGCGGACTCTGAAAGGCTTGTCCCGCAAGCTGTTTCAAAATCTGCTTTACATTTCACAGCAGGTTAGCTTATAAGTATCTCGAAGCGCTTAACCTGCTCGTCCTCTCTGAGGATCGAACCTCGACGCGACAACATGCCGCGAGCCGCTCTCTTTTCTCGGAACCAATCTCCTGAAGACAAACCAGCCCACTATCTCTCCCGCAAGTTCATTCCCTTCCTGCTCGCTCTCAAGATAGACGGCGTCGCTGCTGCCGTAGCGCTCGGCCCGAACAAACTCCAACTGAACACAGACGAGCCCTGGATTCAAACGAAGCGCAGATTCTTGTTCTCGCAAGCTTGCATAGCGATTAAGGTCGTTCCGAAGCCGGAACTCTGCAGCCCGAACGAATCTCTCGATCTCGCATATCCGGAACCGCTTCGCGTGACGGTGCACAATCCCCATCCCGGGTTCCTAGCTGCTTGCCAGAAGGCTCGGGCTGCAAATTTGCAGGCGAAGGGCATGAATGGATGAGCGCAGGCATCATCACCACCACCACCATCACCATCTCGCAAGCATCAAAATCGCATTCTGGAGGCATCACCATATGGCAGAAGGACCAATCACTCTACAAGTAGGACAGAAAACCGTCGCCAGCGTGGACGGATACGATCAGAACGGGCAACCGTTCCTCGGGCCGATTCCGGCCCCGTCGTGGAGCCTAGACCAACCAACTCTCGATTCGATCTCGGCCGACGCAGCGGCTCCTGCCGACGAAGACGTGACTTCGCTGGCTGCCGGCGTTGCGAACCTGACGGCAACAGTTCAAGGCCCGACCGGTCCACTGACGGACACGGAGACGATCACGAATGTGCAGCCGCAGGTATTGACCTCGGTGAAAATAAACTTCTCAACTCCTCAATGAACGCGGACGAACAACTGAGGCGGGCGACAATCGTGACGCTGTGCCTGGCGTTATGTGTGTTGCTCGTCTTGCTGTTCACTCTGGCCCAGGCAGCGAGGTGCCAGGTAATTGAGAATCCGCAACCGCGCTGCCAGACGGTCTCGATGGATGAGCAAGGAAAGTTGATTTACCAAGACATTCCTTGCAGTCAGGTTCCAAACTGGCGCGTGTTGAAGCTGGTACAGAGCCGCGTCACGTTCTGGACCATGCGGCCGAATCGAACAAACCGGCAGACGTTTACCAGCCCGTGGTTCTACGGAACTGAGGCCATCGCCTGGGGAACTGGCATCGCGACATATGAGCGTAGAGTTACGCTGTGGTCGAAAGCTGATGCCTTCATTCCGCTGGCCGCCATGACCGGCTTGCACTATGCGAGCGACCGTTGGATTGCGAGGTTCATCGGCGTCGCTGGCGCAGCGTCGGTGATCGGTATCAACACCGCAGGAATCGTGTCGAGGCATCCGCGATGAGAGGCAAACCGCGAGACGGAAGCAAGGGCGGACGTCCGCGCAAGGGAAAGAACAAGATTGACCCTACGGTTGTTCCTGAAGAGCGACAAGTCTTCGAACTGGCGAAGCTGAGCATGTCAGGAGAAGAAATAGCTTCGATTCTGGGACTTACACGTGATCGTCTCTACAAAGACGCTAACTTAAATACAGCTTTAAACAAAGGCCACCAGGAATGCAACGCCAGTCTGCGCAGAAAGCAGTACCAGGTCGCCATGCGCGGCAACGTTACGATGCTCATTTGGCTCGACAAGCAACGCCTCGGCGGCAAAGATAAGAGCGAGTTCGCCGGCCCGGACGGTGGACCGATTCCTTTGACTCTCGCCGCGAAGAAAGACGCGCTCGAAAGCATTCTTGAGCGCGTAGCTTCAAAGGCTCCTGCGCAATGAGTTGCAGCGTAATCCCAGTCGATCGTATCCGCCAACTGGTTCCGTACATGAGCCAGCGGGAGATCGATGCGGTCTCGCATCTCGTCGAAGGAATCAAACTCGAAGAGGAGCAAGAGTTACTCTGGAACAAGATGAGCGAGCGCGTGGCTTCTTGGGACGCCGGGCCGCTGCTCTGGCTTACGCACTACACGAAGACCGAGGACACGCACTGGCTGACGAAGAACACGGCGTTCTTGGCGCCCTTCCCCAAGAAAGAATACCTCCGCGTCGTGCTCGACTACTTGATCAACTCCCGCTCGATCTTCATTCCGAAGTCGCGAGAGATGATGATGTCGTGGCTCGTCTGCTCGTACATCGCGTGGATGTGCCAGTGGTATCCCGTCTTCTGGGTGGCGCAGACGGGAAAAGAGGACAAGGTCGCGGAGCTGATCGAATACGCCCGCACGCTCTATCGGAACCAGCCTGATTGGATGAAGGCTCGGAACCCGCTTGTGGTCGACAGCGTCTTAGAGATCGCGTGGAAGAACGGCGGCCGGTTCCTAGGCATTCCGAAGGGCGCAGATCAGATCAGGGTCTATCACTGCTACGGATACTTCCAGGACGAGAGCGGCTTCCTGCCCGAAGCGCAGACTTCCTACGATGCTGTAAGGCCCGTCGCTAAGCAGATGGTGTGCGTCTCGACGGATGAGATGGGGTGGTTCCACAGCGAGTGCAAACTGGATTAAATGGAGGACTGTACGATATGAAGACGCTAAAAAGATTCCTTCCGACGATCTTGGGACTGCTCGTCATCGCTTCAGTAGCGACCTATTCAGTCATGGCCCAATGGGGTACACAAGGCGCCTACTACTCGATGGGCAGCGGCGGCTGGCAACTGAACTGCCCGCCTTCGTCCTGCTCGATCACGGGTACCGTTGCTAATTTCCCTGGATTGAGCGCGAAGAGCCAGTTAACGGCCAACAGCGCAGGGTCGAGCACGGCTGGCCTGATCAACACAGGCATCTCATTCCCCATCGCCGCGAACGAAGTAGGCACGCTGAACTGCACGATCTATTTCACGAATGACAACGGTGGAGGTCTGACGCTGGCCGTGAACGGGCCAGGTACTCCGACCGAGGTGACGATCAGCGCGGAGATCGAATCCGCTGCCACGACGGGGAACTTGTACGTCAGTCAGGGAACTTCGTGGGCAACGGCCGTAGGAGCAGCGACGAGCAGCGTGACCGGCGCCCAGTACGCGCAGTTTTCCGGGGGAATCGAGAACGGAACCACTGCCGGGACTCTGGCTGTGCAATTCTCCGACGTGAACACGACTGGCACGACAACGGTTCTGCGGGACTCTTGGTGCAGCTTCCCATGATCGACCGCTGCTTGTTCACTCCGAACGGTGACGATCCGCCTTGCGCGGTCCCGCTGACTGATTTATGTACGGTTCCGACTCCCGAAATGGCGTATCTCCTAGCCGACCTAGTCATCGGAGGACGAGCAGGCAGCCAGCTTGATCTGTTGGAGATTGGCACGGGAAGCGGATACGAAGCCGCGATCTTAGCGGAACAGTGCCGCAGCCTGGTGTCGATCGAAGTGAACATGCTTCCTGAGACTGCAGCCAAGTTGTCGGAGAACGTGGCACTGATTCACGCGAACGGCTATGAGTTCGACACGCAGGGAGAGTTCGACGGCGTGCTGGTGACCTTCGGCTCTCGCTCGATCTCACCCGTGTGGGCGAAGCAGGTGAAAGACGGCGGGCGGTTGGTGGTTCCACTGGTCAACGGGGAAGTCTCGCAGATCAGAGTTTACGAGCGTCGAGGTGACGTGCTGCATCTGCTGGAGATCGTAGGTTACGCAGAGTTCACGGAAGGAGTTCTAGCATGAGCGAGAAAGTATCAGAAACAATAACCCGCCGTCTTCATATGGCGCCTCGCCCCCAAATCGCGGTAGTTTTACACCTAGAAGGTCGCCAGTTGACCGTCGACTGCGATATTAACGATTCAATCTTCGAGATGCTTTCGGAGGAGAATGTCGCTAAGTGCAAAAATCAAATTATGGAGGGCATCTCGGTCGCGATAGATAATGCAATCAACAGTAAAGATCGCAAGCAAATGTGTCGCCGTGTCGCTACAGTACTTCACTCATGAGCTTCGCTGATCCATCGCAGCATCATCATAAGCTGGCTGGCATGAAACGGGCATTGGCGTCGAAAGACACTCCGGCGCATCTGAAACCGCATCTCGAAAGGCAAGTCGCACGTCTGGAGGGAACGATGAGAAACGTAAAGGGAGCACGGGTTGGGCAGCGCGGCAGCACGGGAATGGGAGGCTTGCCTCCGGCGAAAGCGATCGTCCGGGCCGTCGACCAGAACGACCGCCTGAACACGGCGAATCCGTACGACGAGGAGTCGTTCACGGACAACAGCAATAACCAGGCGATTCCTGAGCCGGGCAGGGTGAACCCGAACGCGGCTGCTCTGGCGGCAGGCTCGGCAAGCCCGAACCAGTATGCTCCCAGCCAGCAGGCTCGCGGGATGCAGCGAACGGAACGTGGGCCGGGAATCCATCCGAACGAGACGGCAGTGCGCAAGCTGCCCAGCGCTCCGGGGCTGAACCGGACCCTTGGAGCCGTGAGGCGCCCCGACACTTCCCGCCGCGGCCCCGGCTTGCTTCCTCGCGGGCCGAACGTGGCGCGTGCGGGCCAGCGTGGCGAAGGCATCAAGGCCGGCCTAAGTCCGAGCAAGACGGACCGCTGGCAGAGGAAAGGCAGCGCAAACCCAGCGTTCTACGGTGACTGGGGGCTGTGATGTGTCGCGGCGCATGTGCTCGGAGTGCGGCAAGCGTCCTGCTCAGGTCGGTGACGGTAACTGGCGCAGGAAGATGCCGGGCAAGGTGGCGAAGCAGCACGATCTGTGCCGGCAGTGTTGGCAGAGCGGTAACGATCAACAGCAAGGAGCGGAGGTGAAACATGGCGGAACTGACAGCGGGAGGTCATAAGCTGGCTTTAGACTTACGCCAGAGCGCTGCTCTACTTATACCGGTGAACAATCCCTTATTCCACGCTGGACGAGGGTGAGCGTGCCGATGACAAAGAACGCAAAGAGTCTGCAGATTGGAAGGATCGTTATTCTTTCGATTCTTGTCTTTGTGGTGAACGTGCAATTTAGTCGTAGCTCCGCATTGTTCGCAGGCGGATTTTTTGTGCTTTCGGCAACTCGCTTCTCCTCCGTTCCAGTTAGGGTTATCCTGACCATACCGATGCAGTCCCGGCCTACCGACGTATGCAATAGCTTTCCATTCAGACGAACACTTCCTAGAACAAAATACATCCCGGCCTCCAGCCAGTATCGAAGGGAAGGTTTTGAATTCCCGCTTACACCATTTGCAAGTAGTAGTCATAACGAGCAATACTGTATCACAAATGGGGAACTATGGCAAAGCTAACAACAGAAGCAAGAAACAGACTCCCGGCGAAGGATTTTGCTGGCGCAGATCGGTCTTATCCAATTCCCAACGCTTCGCATGCTAGAAATGCTCTGGCGCGCGTGAGTCAGCACGGAACACCTGCGGAGAAGTCACGCGTTCGCTCTGCCGTCCACAAGAAGTTCCCTGGAATAGGGAAGAACAAAGCCTTCTACGGCGGGGAGTAAGTTATGCCTTGGAACCAAGTCATGTCGAAGTGGAAATCAGGCAGCCTGAAATCTGGAGGTTCCGGTAAGCCGGTGAAGTCTCAGAAGCAGGCTGTGGCGATCATGCTCTCAGAAAAGCGCGCCGCTGGTTCCAAGCCGGAATACAGAGCATCGAAAAACAAAGCATTCTACGGAGGATGAACATGGCGAAGTTGTCTGAGATCAAAGCGAAAGTCGAAGCGCTGCACGAAACGGATTACCAGGGTGCAGAGTTCACGATTCAGGGCAAGCATGTGAAGTCTGTGCTGCTCGACATCGTGAGTTACCTCGAATCCATCGACGGGACAGTTTCTCGGCGCGTGCCGCTCAGCGAAGTTTCCGAAGTATTCAACGATGTCTAGTCTTGCTTTTCCGCATCCCGGCATCCGCGTTCACACGAACGACCACGGCATCACCGTTCTTCGTCTGCACTACTCCGCTGACGAGGAGAAGGGCGGCGGGGAGAAGATTTACGTTCCCGAGATCAAGCGCTCGCTTTCGCCCTGGGCCTATGCACAATACAAGCAGATGACGGACCCGACTCTGTACTTGAAAGAGTACGAGATCGAGGCCGAAGCCGCGCTCGGTGCGCTGATCTACCAACTGGACGAGGAGGCCACGCTTGAAGACTCCTTCCCGATTCCGAGGACTTGGACGCGCAGGATGGCGCTCGATCCGCATCCTGGCATTCCTGACGCGTTTCTTTGGGTTGCAACCGATCCATGGGGTGACCGATGGGCTTATCGAGAACTATGGCCATCGCGTGTCTGCTTTATTTGTGACCCGGAAACCAAGCAAGTGAGAGGCAAAGCAGGGCCGTGTCCGCCCGATGATCCGCTGATCCCGATCAAACATTACGTCGAGACGATGAAGTGGCTCGAATCTTCCAGCAACCCGGAGAATCAGGACGAGAACAAGACGCCGTTCGACGAGCACATCTTTGCCCGCGTCATCGACTACTCGGCCCGTGCGTTCGGCAAGGGAACGACGGACGATCCTGAACAGCCAAACTTCCAGCAACGCTACGAGCAGTATATGCAACTGGAGAAGCTGTCTTGTCCGAGCTTCGACGACGCGAAGAAGGATCACGACGTGGGCTACGAGCGAGTGAACGCGGGACTGAAACCGCGCATGGTCCGCGATACGAACGGGGAGCCGAAGAAGCGCTCGCAGATTCACATCTTCCGCGACAAATGCCCTGAGTTGATCTATCAGTTGAAGAACGTGCGCAAGAAGATTCTGACGCCGACGCAGATGATGTCGCAAGACCCGAGCGGGCAGCAGGTTGCCGTGCGTTGTCATCAGGTCGACAACCTGCGCTACGTCGAGATGGCGAATCCCATCTACATCAACCCGCATCCGCAGCGCTCGCACTTCGAGCCGCTGCAGGAAGGGTTCAGCTACTAGCATGGCCACGACGAATCCAGCGATCGGTCCCGTTTCGGACATCATCATGCGCCGGGACGAGTGCAAGAAGTGGATGAACCTGAACTACTGGGCCGAGTGGGTCGACACTTGGCGCGCGATCAAGTGCAGAACGCGTCCGATCTACGAGCGGGACTCGGCGGGGAAAGAAACGAACGTCGAGGACAAGTCTCGCACGAACGTCGAGAGCGGGCTGGCGAACCTGATCTACCGCAAGAACGTGGCGCGACTTTCCGCGCAGCCTTACACGCTGCGCGTGAGCGGAGGCCAAGATCCGAGTGTTGGCGCCAGACTGAGTGCGTTGCTCTCGAAGCAGTACGAAAACTCGCAGGAGCAGCCCGAAGATCAGCGGGTCAGGATGGCCGCGGAA